TCAAGAAGGAACAAATTATGATCCCGGTACATTAGAAAAAGACGGTACTTATTACTGGAGAATTGATTCAAAGAATGAAACCGGCACAACAACTGGTGACATTTGGTATTTTGAAACAGTACCATCTTATACTGCTGGGGACAGAGGTTTATTTGGTGGTGATAATTGGGAAATAGAATACATAGCTATTTCATCAACTGGTAATGCCGGTGATTTTGGTAATCTCTCATTATATAGAGAAAAATTAGCCGCTACTTCTAATGGCACTAATGATCGTGGAGTGTTTGGTGGCGGATCAATGAGCGCTAATAGATATAATATTATTGATTATGTGACTGTATCTACTACAGGTAATGCAAGTGATTTTGGTGATCTTGCATCATCAAGACAAGAATTAGCAGCTTCATCTAATGGAACAAGTAATAGAGGTGTGTTTGGGGGAGGTACTACTGACATTTCATTATGTTCTAACATTATAGAATATATCACAATTTCATCTACCGGTAATGCTTCTGATTTTGGTGATTTGGTGGAGGAAATCAGAGGTACATCAGCAACATCAAATGCAACAAATAATAGAGGTATTTTTGGTGGTGGAGTTTCAAGTTCCGCATCAAAATTTAATACGATTGAATATATAACCATTTCTTCAACCGGTAATACTACTGATTTTGGTGATTTATTATCGGCCACATATGTTTTAGCGGCATCTTCTAATGGTACTAGTAATCGTGGTGTGTTTGGCGGTGGAGATAGGGGTACTACTACTAATGTTATTACTTATGTTACTATCTCTTCGACTGGTAATGCTACTGATTTCGGAGATTTAACAGCTGCCAGACGTTTTTTGGCTGCTACATCTAACGGTACGGATAATCGTGGCGTTTTCGGCGGTGGTTATACTACAGCGGCTTGTAATATTATCGATTATATAACCATTTCATCTACTGGCAATGCTACTGATTTTGGTGATCTTAGAGCAAATAAATATGATATAGCAGCTACTTCAGATGCTTAATATATAAAATCATAAATATAGGAGAAAAATATGGCTAAGTGGGAAAAAGGTACATATTTAAATCACTATTATAGATATAAATGGACTAAATTAGCTTGGAAAGAGTTTAAAAAATACAATATACCAAGATCAGAACTTTTAAAATTATGGGATAATGAAGCTAAAGAAACAAGGGATAAAATTCATAAGTTTGGAGAAGACGAAATGTGTAAATGCATAAAGAAATTTTTGGATAAATTTAAAAAAGATGACGATGATGATGTAGTAGTACCTGCACCAACAAATCGTAAACCAATAAAGAAAGCTGTATTGGTTGGAATTAATAAATATGCCCCAGATCTAAATGCAGATTTACAAGGATGCGTTAATGATGTTGAAAATATGAGAAATTTACTTGTCAATCAGTTTGGATTCGAAGCCGATAATATACGAGTTCTTACTGATTTTAGAGCGACCAAAGAAGGTATTTTAGAAAGATTAAACTGGTTAGTGAAAGATCCAGTTGCGGGTGATGAATTGTTTTTTCATTATTCAGGTCATGGAAGTCAGATTAGAGATCGAAATGGGGATGAACTAAATGATTCATTGGATGAAATACTTTGTCCAACAGACTTGGATTGGAACAACCCTTTAACTGATGATGATTTAGCTGAACTATTTAAAAAAGTGCCAAAAGGTGTTTATTTGACAATGTTCTGTGATTCTTGTCATAGTGGTACGATGACTCGTGGATTAAATAATCCTGGAAATAAAACAAAAGAACGCCATACTCCTCGTTATTTAGAACCTCCTTTCGATATAAAATCTAGATCAGTAGATAGAAAATTGCCAGTAAAAATTATAGGGGCTAAACAAGATAAATCTGCTTCTCAAAATCATATATTAATTTCTGGATGTAAAGATGATCAAACTTCCGCTGATGCTAATATAGGTAATAAATATCAAGGTGCTTTTACATGGGCAATCACTAAAGCTATTAAATCTAATCCAAATATAACTTTTAAAGAAGCACATAACCAGGCTGTTCAAACATTAAAGTCTGAATTTACTCAAATTCCGCAATTAAGTGGTGATAGCACTCTAGTCAATAGGAAAGTTTTTGGAGGCTAATAAATTATGGATGATTCTGAAATAGCTGATCCCGAAAAACAGAAAATTTTGGAAAAATTACTATCAGAATTTAGTAATTTAGATGATTTAGACCCAGAATACTCTATAATAATAAATGAAAGTTTTTGGGAATTACTATATACATAAAATAATAGCAGATATATATTAAATTTACGTTAAAAAGCGGGCTATATGTCCGCTTTTTTATTTTTTACCTAGCAAAAATACTAAAATATTCTATAATATTATTGGAGGACGACCACGATGGACGGACATAAGTTTATAACAACTTTAATTAAAAGCATAGAGGAAGATAAAAAGGTAGTTATAGAAATACCTATGCCCGAATTAGTGAAAGTTTTATTTAATGGAAAGCCAGTTAAAGAGTATGATCTAGTTTCTAAAATGATAAGTTTAAGAAAAGATTACGGAATTGATTATATAGTGGCTTTACCACAAGGTCATAAACCTCCGATGGTTAGATTTTGGAAAATAAACAAAACTAAAGAAATACCGGAGAATATTGATGAACACAATGAGAATAGTAGAACCAATGGAACATAATGATAGACCAATGAAATATACATATATTATTGGTCATGGGTTTGGAGAAACTGAGTATAAAGCAGAAATAATTGGACGTTTCGGAACTTCGATAGAAGCTGAGTCTAATATAGATCTTATAAACAAAGAAGTAAATACCAAAGATGGGTGTTTAGCTTTCAAAAAAGAATTTCCTTTTTTAATTCTTGAGATTGTAAATGTAGAATTTGAAAAAGATGTTGAAAAAGTAGGGATTCCATATAAATTTTATACTTTTAATTGGGAAGAAATAAAATATGTTGAATCTGTCCATGTAGATAAGATAAAAGTTTTGGAAGAATATAAAGAACATGCAGACATGTTTATGAAAAAATTAGATGAAATGGAGGTAGATGAATAATGCCTTACGTATTACCAGAAAAAAGACCGGAATTGAATAGATACATTAATAAATTAGTAGAGTTGTCTTTAAATATGGAAAAATTCAGAGATTTTTTAATATGTCTGTCAGGATCATTAACGTTTCAGCCAAACCATCCTATTATGGAATTAGTTAATGATATACATGCCGCAGCCACTCCAGATGGTAACATAAATTACATTTTGTTTAAATACGCAAAATATCATATAAAACCATCATATAATAACTATAAAAATTTTATGGGAATGATTTATGAAGCTGTTGAAAAATCATTACCTATAATATTTAAAAATGAATATAGAGAATCAGCAGAATGGATACGAATAAAATTACTTATTCCGTATGAAGAACAAAAAATAATTGAGAATGGAGATATATAATGGAACTATTAGATTTAGAATATTTGGGAACACCTTATTCAGACAACAACGGTTACTTACAGGATTTTAGAGCAAAAATAGTTGATATAATTGCTACCGAGCTTACTAATCAAGGCAGAGCAATTTATTCGCCTATCAGCTCATGGCATCACATTGCTTGTAAGTATACAATGCCAAAAACATTTGAGTTTTGGGAAAGAATGAATTTATCATTTTTAAAGCAATGTAAAAGGCTACTTGTAGTAACATTGCCTGGATGGGAAACTTCAGTTGGACTTAAAGGAGAAATTGAATTTGCTGAATATAATGAAATAGAAGTTGAACATATAGACCCTCAACCATATTTTGAAAAATTATTAATAATGGATCTTGAAAAAGCAAGACAATTATTTAAAAAATTGGAGATATAAAATGGCAAACAAAGTGTATCATGCACGTAGAATAATTATGAGATTTTTGAAAAGTGATCCTGATTTTAGAAGAGCATATCAAGATAATATCGCTATGTATCTTTGGGATAAAAAAAGAGAAGGTATGACTTTTAATAAAGAGCAATGCAATGAAATAGCAGATGGTTTAATAAAATTATTATTTGAATCATAGGAGAATTATTATGGCGAATCGAGGACGACCAGTGGGTTACGAATTAAGCATGGAGTCAAAAAATAAGATACGTAAATCAAGAGTAGGTAAAATGCATTCTGACCAAACTAAAAATAAAATATCTAAAAGTTTAAAAGCTTATTTTAAAACTCCAGCTGGACAAATGGCACTAGAAATGCATAGACTAAGACTTAGTGAATTTATGCATGATAAGTGGTCAAATTTTGCAGAAACCGATAGTTTTAAGGATTATTGTAAAGAATTTTCAGATTTGGTTAGTAGAATGTGTACTGATATGCATAAATATAACAAAGAATTAAAAGATAGGGAGAATTAATATGTCTGATGGAAGAGGTAATAAAAAAAGAAATTATATTTATTTAGCTGGAAATATTAGTAAAAATCCTGAAACATATGCATGGCGAGAAAAGTTCGTAAAGGCTTTCGAAAATGATAATAGAGTTGTAGTAGTGAACCCGTGTGCCAATGGATTTAATCAGATGATGAGGAATACTATTACAAGCGATGGGATAGATTTTATTAAAAAAGTAGTTGAAAAATCCCAACACTTGTTAAGATCAAAAGATAAACAATTAATATCTATGTGTAATTTAATGATAGTGGATTTAGTAATTGGTACCGAGGAAAAGCCACTTATAGGCACTATTCAAGAATTAACTTGGGCGGATGATATATTTGGAATACCAGTCATTGGCATAACACATAATGTAATCAATCCATATACCACACATCCATGGATTGATGAGAACTGTAAAGCTAAAGTAGATACTTTGGATGAAGCAATTGAAATTACTAAAACTTTCTTTTTGGAGTATTAAAATGGAAAGATTCCATGAAAATGAAATGTTCTGTATAAATTGTTATCTTCATGACACATTTTGGTCTGGTGGAAATAGTTGGGGTATAGATCATTGTCCTAATTGCGGTAGTTATGAAACTATTTTATATAAAAATATGACATGGTTTCAAAGAATAAAAGCAAAAAAACTATTTGATGAGTGGTGGAATAAAACAAGAATAAGGAAAAAAGAATTATGAAAGTATACAAAGTCAAGCATAAAACTTTACAAAGTGGTACCGTATGTTGGAAAGATCTAATACATGCAATAGAAGAATTGAACATGCATTTGGTTGAAGGTTCACCTGGTGATGTAATAGAAATATCAATTGGTGAAATGTTAGAAGAAGAATACGAGAATTTACCAGAATTTAAGGGGTATTAATATGAATTTTAAGAATTATCTAAACAGAAAGCCTAAAATAGTAGAATTTAATCTTTTAGATTTTAATGATGATATGGAAGAAGCATGGCTTCATATTTTGTATATTTATGAAAATATTTTAAAAAACGATAAGTATTGGCATTTTTTTTATGAATGTAAATATTCTATCATACGATGTAGTAGAAAATATAAGAAAAAAGTAAAAGAATATCTAGAAATCAATAATATAAAGCATGAATATAATGGTCCATGGATAGATGGTAGTTATATAGTTGAGACTTATAAAGAAGAATTCATTAATTTATTTCATGAATTTTCTATGTTAGCTGTTAAATTAGATGAAAAATTACTAAATCAAACTGCTGATAGGGTATGTCATTGTTTTTTAAATCATTGTACATATATGGCAGAAACATATCGTAAAAATTACGGACAACATGGGTGGGAATCTTATTTGATGGGTCGTTTGGCCGCTGATAGAGCTTATTACATAGGTAGATTAGATACTATTTTAGGTCTCAAAGAACGAGCACAAAAAGATCCTGATAAATTAATAGATGAGTTAAAAAGTGTCTAGCAAAACTAAAAAAATATTCTATAATATTGATAGGATTATTTAATTATGATAGATCCATATGATATAACAAACTACAATTTAACCAACTATAAATTAGAAGAAGTATTACTTTTTTGGATATGTGCAGCTGGTAAAACTGCAAAAGTCATGGCAAGGCAGTTAGATAAGTTGTTAAATAATTTAGAAGGTGTTTCACCTTTTGATAAAATACGTAGAAGTGATCCAAAGCTATTACCACAGATGTTAAAATCCTATGGAATAGGATGCTATAATCTAAAAGCACAATCCATGTGGGAAATAGCAAACAGTGGTTTAAATTTAAAAACTTGTAGTATAAATGATTTAGAGCAAATTAAAGGTATTGGTAGAAAAACTTCAAGGTGTTTTTTGATACATAGCAGACCTATTTCGAATTGCGCTGGTCTGGATGTTCATATATTAAGTTTTTTAAGGGACAACGGGCATGTTGTTCCTAAGTCAACACCAGGAAGTAATAAACAATATAAAGAAATTGAAAATTTGTTTTTAGATTACGTCAAAAAATCTGGTAAATCAGTAGCAGAACTAGATTTAGATATTTGGCGTAGCTATAGTAAAGGACAAAAATATGACCTAGATTAAACGATTAGATATGGGGTAGGTTGCAAAACTTAAACCCCCATAATGGTAATATCCTCATCACAGTTTATCTGTAATTAAATTAAATAGGAGGACACTATTATGGGGCATAAAACGACGCAACTTAAAAATTGGTTAAAAACTTCAGCAGTTGAAATAAGACTGCGTAAAAATCTTTTCAAAGATCATCAGCGTAATGATTATGGAGGATTTAGTTGGAATTCCAAAGAGTATAAAGAATACTCTGATAATTTTGTAAATCTTAATAAATTACGTAGGGAATACCGACATAGGCACATCGCTTATTCTGAGTTGAGAGGTAAAATAAGATCACAAATAGAAAATCCTCGTGAAAATAATTTACCTAACGAGGAATGGATAGATAAAATAAAAATTGAATATACTGATCAATCGTGTGTGGCCGAGCGGCTAGGCGGCGGATTCTAAAACCGTTTTAGGGGGGTTCAACTCCCCCCACACGATCACAGAGGTAAAACATAATGGATATCAATCTAAAACTGTCACGTCAGCATTTAGAGAAAAACGTTTTACCAACTTTGAAAACTGGAGATATTATATTATCCTGTGATAACAATTTAATAGTATGGTTTATGAGACATTTTCAAGATGATCCTGTACATTGGGGTCATTGTTTAATTGTAAAAGATAATATAGAAGCTTGGGAAGCCCATTGGCGGTTAAGGAGTATCAAATTAGATAAATTATTCAAAAACAAAAAGTATTGGCGAATAGCAAGAAAAAATGATTTAAGCCAACACCAACAAGATGTTATGCTTCGAACTGCACCACAATTATTAGGAAAATTTTATGGGGTACATCGAATACTTTTACAATTTTTAGATCATATCTTTAAAACAAACTGGTTTAGTAATAAAGACGAGAATATATATAATCAAGTGTGTTCAAGTTTTGTAGCTTGGATTTATAATACGGCATGTGGTTATGAATTTAATAATGTGCCATGGATGTCCTGTGATCCAGACGATATAGAAGATGATTGGGAGAAATATCCAGATCGATGGACTATCTTGGCAGAACGATTATCATAGGAGAGTTAGTATGGCGAATTTTAATACGGCGTATAATATTACGTTAGGTCATGAAGGTGGTTATTCAAATGATCCCGATGATTCGGGTAAAGAAACTTATAAAGGTATTTCTAGACGATATCATCCTGATTGGGAAGGATGGCCCATTATAGATGAAGCAAAAAGTAGTTCTGATTTTCCAAACAATTTAGAAAGTAATTCTGAATTAGAAGACATGGTTAAATTATTTTATAAATCAACTTTTTGGAATTTATTTTGGGGCGATGAATTATCAGAACAGGATTTAGCAAACGAATTATTTGATACCAGCGTAAATATGGGAGCTAGTCGAGCAATCAAATTTCTACAAAGAGGTTTAAACATTCTAAACCGAAATCAACAAATATATGAAGATATTGTCGAAGATGGTCAATTTGGACAAAATACATATAGGGCTTTGTCTATGTATTTAGCTACTGATAATGTTAGTTATTTGTACAAAGTTCTAAATATTTTACAAGGGATGCACTATATCACTTATATGACCGAAAGTCCTATTCAAGAAAAATACGCCAGAGGATGGTTAAACAGAGTAGAATTTATTAAAAATTAGGAGGATAACTATGTTCCCATTTGAAGGAAATGCAACGATGCCATTCAGTTAGATTTATATTTAACTGAGGAGGTGTCGTTATGTATGATATTCCGCAATACCAACCCGAAATTAAACTTATAGGTACTGATGGTGAAGTATATCATTATAAAAATTATCAAGAGTTTATAGAGAATACTAACTACCATTTTGTTGAAAAATACGTAATAAACACACTTAAAGAACGCTATAATAGTTGGTTGGATGATTTAATATATAGACGTTTAGGAAAAAAAGATGAACGTCCGACAAAATATATTATCCGAGATCAATTTGGCAGCATGTTCTCTAAAAATGAAGTATTGAATGATATACGTGAATATAACAGATCGACATGTAACACAAATAGTTATATTAGAAGATACAACGAGCGTTACAAACATGTTATATTTAGGTATACACCTGTTCCATTCACAGGTAAAAAATCGTGGAGTTTTGGATCTTTTTACAAGCGTCCTAAAACTACACAAGAAAGACGTTGGAGTTATGCGCACAAAGAATATATTAGAGGTAAACGACTGGCTCATATGTTACCTAACATGTGGGATGATAGACCTCGCGGTGATGTAGATAATAGAAAATGTTGGAAGAACCATAAAAAGAAAAAACAATGGATGTAAGGAGAAATTTATGAAACATCTAAAAACTAGCTCAGTTCCACATACAACAGAAAATCCAATTGAATCTATTACGGTATCTATTGATGGTACTCAAATAGGTGTTTTTGTAGATGGTAATCCCGAATTTGTAGTTGAAAATGATACTGTATATTTAGATTATTTACTTGATCCAGCCATTATTACCGTAGGAAGCCATAATGCCGATGTTATTATAGATAATGGATGGGAGGCACTGACAGTCAATTTCCCTTTCGAGAGACCGGTCCTTCCGGTATTTACGGTATATATCTCAGGATAATAGCATGGTTAAAAAGCCTTTTTTCCTGAAAAAATTTAGAAGGCTGGTTTTAGCATCCTTACTTTTAGTTGGAATTTTTTCAAATATAATAGAAGCAAAATCACTTCAGTGGACCAGCACAGATGTTTGCTCACCTACAGCAGTTTGTGGGACTTATGTTTATGTGTGGACACTTGATTATTATTGTTCTGTTGTAGATACTGATTGTACTTACGATACAAGATCTTACGAGGAAGTTCCAGGCGGTGAAGGTGTTTTTATTCCAATTAATAAACAAGATATTTTAAAAAATAACTATCTTTTTAGAGCCAATATAGAATCATTTGATATCAAATCTATCGAGCTTACTAAGAAAAATTTTCCTATACCATATGACACTAAATACGTTTTGGTTGTCACAGCTTATAAAAAGGAAACAACTGGTAAATTTGCTGGTAGAGAATTTGAATCAGATTTTTCAAATAGAGTTATGTGGACAACACCAAAACCACTTGGATTTATAATTGACATAGTTAAAAATACAAAAGCGGGCATAGTGATAGTGGTAGCACGTTAGCTTGCCAAGTTAACAGTATGGGTTCGATTCCCATTGCCCGCTCACGGGAGGCAATACAGTGAAGTATAAAAATTTTTTTATTGGAGTTATTGGAGTTATCGCTGTTTTATTTATATTATCAGGATGTGCGTCGAGTTTGATTAGTAGATATGATCCAGAAACACATCAGAATTTAGCATACCTAAAGCCTGATATTGAGGGTATTTATGCTATGTATCAAACTAATAATATAGATACTAGATGTTTGGCGACCATGAATCAAAGATTTAAATATATATTAGCATATGAGAAAAGTAAAGGTGATCCAAATTCCCCTACCGTTAAACAAATTGAAATTATTCAAAAGATGTTTAAACGGCATGCTGACGAACGAATTTCTCAAGAAAAGTGGACTAAAGAGCACGCTGATATAAAATTAAAAAATATACTGACTGCAATAGATATTGTCATAGAAACTGAATTGTTAAAGAATAAATAGGAGTAGATATTATGATAGCTATATATGATTTGATAAAAGAATTGAAAGAATCTGACGATGAATATCTTCAAGAACGAGGTAATGACATTGAAAGATATATTAATCAGTTTGAAGAAGGCAGACTTCCCGAGTCTTTATGTAGATCGTACATACAAGATGTTCGTGATTTAATAGAATTAGATAGATTACGTGATAAAGTAAAAAATTTAGCTTTAGCCCAGAGAGCAATTGAAAAATTGACAGAGTTATTAATGAAAGGTATTGCAGCAGGGGTGAAAGGAGTACTATAATGGCTAGCATACAATTTGCTAAATTAGCACAAGCAATAGCTAAGAAGGAATCCGGCAAAGAGGAAGTTAATATTGCTCAAATTAATGAGATATTGAAAATAACTTTAGAAGTATTAGCTCAATACCCAATTTTAGATATTTCAAAACTATTAGATAATTACAAATAAGCGGACATAGCACAGTGGCCAGTGCGGTGGACTTCCAATCCGCTGACCGGAGTTCGACTCTCCGTGTCCGCTCCATTAAAAATACAAAAAGGAGATAAATAAAATAATGTCATACAAAATTTCTGGGACTTTAAACGATAGCGCCAGAATTTTAATATTAAAAGAATCTGACTGGTCGATCGAATCAAATACCGAAGAATCGGTCGGAGATTATGAAATTGAAAGCCTAGTTAGCGGCACTAAAACCATAGTTGCTATTAACACTGGCGGCGAAGTTGTTGGATACGGAAACGTGTCTCCTGAAGAATATCTTCCTGTAGGAGATAGAGGCGTGTTTGGTGGTGGTGTCGATGCCTCAGCAGTTACAAATGTCATTGGATACGTGACAATTTCAACTACTGGTAATGCTACAAATTTTGGAGATTTAACAGTAGCTAGGCGTAGTTTATCAGCCACTTCGAATGGTACTAATGATCGTGGAGTATTTGGTGGCGGTGATGTTAATCTTACCAATAGAATTGATTACATCACTATTTCAACTATTGGCGATGCTACAGATTTTGGTGATTTGACGGTAAGTAGATATGGTTTAGCTGCTTGTTCTAATGGTACAAATGAAAGAGGCGTGTTTGGAGGTGGCCGTGATAGTAATTATAAAAATGTCATGGACTACATCACCATCCCAACTACTGGAAACGCCGTTGATTTTGGAGATTTGGCAGCAAATGCTAGGGGTTTTTTAGCCGCCACTTCTAATAGCACCAATGATCGTGGAGTGTTTGGTGGTGGGACTAATGGGTCAAATTTTTACAATTATATTAATTATATAACTATTTCATCCAAAAGTAATGCCAATGATTTTGGTGATTTAAGGAACCAGGTTTATGGTGTAAGTGCTACTTCAAACGGGACTAATGAGCGCGGAGTGTTTGGTGGTGGTAGTACCCCATCTAATATCAATGTTATGGACTATATAACTATAAACTCTACTGGAAATGCTACTGATTTTGGAGATTTAAATGGAGTTAGAAAAGATCTATCAGCTTGTTCCAACGGTACAAATGAACGCGGCTTATTTGGTGGTGGAATGCAGATTAGCTGGTTAAATGTTATTGACTACATTACAATTTCATCTATTGGAAATGCTACAGATTTTGGCGATATAACTACTGCATGCTCGGAATTAGCTGCTTGTTCAGATGCTTAACATATAATGGGGGATCGTTCAATGGTAGGACGACTGGCTCTGACCCAGTTAATGTAGGTTCGAATCCTACTCTCCCATAAAATTATATATTTGAAAAGAGGTCATCATGTTTATAAAAAATAAACAGGAAGGTGGATTAAAATTAACTAATCTATCAAAAATGTTAATATCTGTTTTAACCATCGTTTCCTTTGTTGTTGGCGCAGTGTTTTTTATGGAAGATAGATATTTTAGTGCGGCTTCCGCTAGAGAAATGAAAAAAGAAATGGAAGCGGACACTGTCAAAACGTTTAAAATGCAGCAAAAAATATTGGAAATGAAACAAAAAGAACAAGAACGTACTATGGATATGCGATTTTTAGAACAGTTACAGTGTCAAAATGCTCTAGTTGAAAAAGAATTAAAAAGAGATCCAAATGATACATTTTTGCAAGATAAAAAACGAAGAATTAAAGATATGATAGAAAAATTAGAAAATAAACTTTATGGAGGATAAATTACAAAAATGTCATACAAAATTTCTGGGACTTTAAACGATAGCGCCAGAATTTTAATATTAAAAGAATCTGACTGGTCAATCGAATCAAATACCGAAGAATCGGTCGGAGATTATGAAATAGAATCGCTAGTTTCTGGAACTAAAACAGTCATAGCTTTAAAATCTGATGGGGAAGTTTTGGGTTATGGAGGTATTTCACCAGAAGAGTATTCTTCTGGAGGAGATAGAGGTGTTTTTGGCGGTGGGGCTGACGAAACTGTAGCTCGTAGTAACATAATTGATTACATAACCATTTCAACCACTGGGGATGCCACAGATTTCGGTGATTTAAGTGTAGCAAAAACAAGCTTAAGTGCTACTTCGAACGGTACGAATGATCGTGGAGTATTTGGTGGTGGTGATGATGGATCTCGTTCTAATGTGATAGAATATATTACTATTTCTACAACTGGAGATACATCAGATTTTGGTGATCTTACTAAAACGTGGACATGGCTTACTGCTACATCTAATGGAACTAATGAACGTGGTGTGTTTGGAGCTGGTGGATATGATGGAAATAATTGGACAAATATAATAGAATATATTACAATTTCTAATACAGGAAATAGTCAAGATTTTGGTGATCTGACAGCTGTTCGTAGATACGCGTCAGCTACTTCGAATGCTACTAACAATCGAGGTGTATGGGGTGGTGGTGATAATGGATCATTTATGAATGTTATCGACTATATAACCATTACTTCTACTGGCAATGCCTCAGATTTCGGAGACCTTAGTAATGATATAAGTTATGTAACTGCTACTTCAAACCATACTAATAATCGAGGAGTGTTTGGTGGGGGTTATATAAGCGATAGAGTTAATGTTATAGAATACATAACAATCTCGTCGACTGGAAATGCTACTGATTTTGGCGACTTAACAGTAGCTAGGTATATTAGCAGTAGTACCTCGAATGGAACCAATGAGCGCGGTATATTTGGAGGCGGTTATTCTGACGCTATTACTAATTTGATAGATTATATAACCATTTCTAATACTGGAAATGCTAGTGATTTTGGCGATTTAACAATGGGCAAGCAGAGCCCAGCTGCATGTTCTGATGCGTAATTTGTCTAGCAAATAGTTAAAAATATTCTATAATATAAGTAAGACCATGATAGGGGATTTACATGCAAACTTTTTTACCTTATAGAGATTTTACTACAACTGCTAAGTGTTTGGATTATCGACGTTTAGGTAAACAAAGAGTAGAAGCAAAACAAATACTTAACATATTGTTAGGAAAAGCCAAAGTTAATATAAATGGTAAAATACCTTGGGGTAACCATCCAGCTGTTTTAATGTGGAAAAGGTATGAAGAATGCTTAAAACAATATTACAATGTGATAGTATTAGAATGGATTAATAGAGGCTATAAAAATAATATGCCTTTAATAACACCAAATCAATTTATAATTTATCCACCCTGGTTGGGAAATAATAAATTTCATGAATCCCACCAATCCAAACTTTTACAAAAAGATTATGAATATTATTCACAATTTAATTGGAACGTGGATATTAATTTAGAATATTTTTGGCCGACGAAGGAGGTGGTGTTATGATGGGTTGACAATCCGGTTGCAGCTTATTTTATAAAACACCGGAGGATAATCACGAATGTACGTTAATAAAGTAGGAAATAGATTAATAAAAATAAAAAACGAAGATTTACTTTTAGCTTTAGAACGATATAATTTAGATAATTTTGAAATTTTAGAGACAATTAATGGAGAAAAAGCGTATATAAATAAATCGAATTGTCCTTTTTGTAAAAAATACATTAAGAATGATTGTATCGGATGCCCATTCAAACAATTTGAAACACAAATATATGATGAATTAGTGTATGGATGTGAGAATTTAGTAAAATTATTGATACCTAATTTGGATTTAGATGATATTTATCACAAAGAAGATGAGATAGTGTTTTATGAATCTGAAGGAAAGTATATCAAAAGAAGTATTCAAGAAATTTATGATTTTTTCAGTAGTTTTAAACAAGTAGATTAAAGAGGTGTCTAAAAATGCGTAGAAAAGGATGGCAATTGGGCGAGGAAAAGCTATTAATAGAAAATTACAAAATAAAAACTATTTTTGAATTAATAGAAATGTTTTCCAAATTAGATCGTCCAAGAAATAAAGATTCTATTAATGCGAAAATAAAAAGGTTGAAAGCCGAAGGACGAATTGAAGGAGGAAAAACAGAGGAAACCATCACAAGATCCTTAAAACAACGTTAAAACGGCGGATAAACTAATGACTAATAAAAATGGTAATTCTAATAGCCTATGTAAAAGTTGTAAATTTAGATTTAGAAGAGTTTTTATCCCAAGTGACATAGAAGAATTTAAAGATGAAGATGGCAATTGTGTGCTTAAGGAAGATGGTGAAAATATAGTTATTATGAATATGTGTTTAATAGCTGATATGGATTTGGACATGGATTCTACTATTGAATGCACTCATTATGAACCAAAAGAAGAAAAGAAATTACCTTTTTTTAAAAATATATAAGAGGTTTTATGGATAATAATTCTATTATAGATGGATATATACATGAACAACAAACAACACCAGAAAAAATTTCTTATAATAACAACCATAAAACATGGTTCCACACCGGTATGTTCCAGCAAAAAAAATTTTACAGATTAATGGCGCACCCATCGTTTGCTATGTATTGTTTATTTAGGAGCCACATTATACGTGGAAATGTTAAATCCAAATTTTATAGACGCATAAAAAATCAGTATTACGATAACGGTGATTTAGTATGTGTGTTGAGTTATAAAGAAATACGAGATAAAACTGGATGGTATAATTCTAAAATAAGTCGGTACATAAATTATTTGAAAAAAACTGGTGTTATTAGAATCACTGAAATAGATGTTGGAAAACGATATAAACAACAAGTTTATATATTAGGAAGAGTTTCACAAATAGGTGATGATAGATATTTTATAGATGAAATCATTAATGAACCATAGTCCCTATTTTTGGGGACTAACATAGTCCCTATTTTTGGGGACTAACATAGTCCCTATTTTTGGGGACGAAGAATATATAAGTTTGAATATATATGTTAGAATAGTACAAAAGTCCGCTTCGCAGACTATTTGTTCCAACAAAAACTTTGTAAGAAAAATTTGTATTAGGTAATAAATTATTTTGGAGGATTTGAATTATGGCAGGAATTCCGTATGTGATTGAGGGCGAAGGTCAAAAAGAGCGAGTTTATGATCTGTATTCCAGACTTTTGAAAGATCGAATTGTTTTCATAGGTAGTGATTTTACAAAAGAGTTGGCTAATTCGGTAGTGGCTCAGTTGTTATTTTTAGAAGCAGACGATCCAGAGCGAGATATTACGATTTATATTAATAGTCCTGGTGGAGTGGTATCTGCTTGTTTAGCTATTTATGATGTAATGAATTATATCAAACCCGATGTGTCAACTGTTTGTATTGGTGAAGCTGCGAGTGCCGCAGCTTTTATTTTAGCTGCTGGTGCTAAAGGCAAACGATTTGCATTGAAAAATGCTCGTATTATGCTTCATCAAGTGTCTAGTGGTGCTGAAGGTCATATAGAAGATGTTAAAAGGTCTGTTCAAGAAGCTGATAGACTAAATGATTTAATGATAGGTGAATGGGCTAATATGACTGGTAAAACCATTAAACAGTTAAAGAAAGATATCGATAGGGATTATTATATAGGTCCGGAAGATGCTAAAAATTACGGCGTAATTGATGAAGTTTTATTAAGCAGGGAGTAGCAGAATGTCTGATAATAGTCAAATACCTTACAGAAAAAAACTTCCACCAAAATCTTCGAAACAGTTAGGCCAGGGAGGGCCTAGAGATATGCAGAGACGTCAACAAGGTGTTGGTATGGGCACAGCAAGTATAAATATGCCCAAAATAGATATGGAGGCTCTCAAAGAAGTTTTATTAAATAATAAAGAAGCTCGTGAAGAATTAAAGGCTGAAATACGCAAAGAAATGGAAGAAGTAAAAGAAGCCTTTACTGTTTCAAGTAAAAATTTGGAAGGCATGGGACTTCCTTTTGATGTTGTGGAGCAAAAAATTAAAGAAGCTGTTGAACATGCCGAAAAGCAAATACGTGAACGATATGAAAGTGGTTTGGGTAATTTAAATAGCCAATTAAATTCAGCCAAAGCCCAAATTAAAGATCTTAACGAAAGACTATCTGAACGAAAAATCGAAATTAAAGAGTTAAAAAATGATATAGTTAAAAAAGAAGAAAAACTGTCTGATAATTACGAGTTAATAAATTTACTACGTGAACAGCAAAACCAAGAAGTATCTGAGTTGAAGTCAAAGATTATAGATTTGATAGATAAAATAAAATCAGGTACTATCACAATGGATAATTATGAGGATGCTCGCCCAATTTTGAATGATAAAATATTTATAGATCCTTTGGAATCAGTAGAAACTGATTTAGATTCTCATATTAAAGTAAGCGCATCCGAGGCTAAAGGATTAAAGCGAGATTTAAGGTCTGATGTGGAAAAGCTTAAAGGATTATTGGATAATAAAAAGTATAAGCCTGTAAGGGCTAGAATTGGTGAATAATTAAGGAGGAATTATTATGGGTAGTAAAGGAGTAGGTTTGGATATAGGAACTAATATGTTGGTTTCTGCAATTATGGGTGCAGAAGGCAATCCTATTTATAAGCGACAGCGAGATGCTTTTCTTAGAATTACCCCAAAGTCTAAAGTTAATCAAAAAAGTATTAGAATGGCTTTAGAGAGTAGGAAAGCTAATTTTATCATAGACGAAGTTGGTGATTTTATAGTCGTGGGTGAGGACGCATTGCTTATGGCAAATGAACGTAATGCTGATGCACGTCGTCCTATGAGTAAAGGAGTTCTTTCGCCAAAAGAGAAGGATTCTTTACCAATGATTAAGCTTATTATTGAGAGTTTAATAGGTAGAGGTAGTGGTAGTGATGATCTAGTGTTTTCAATACCGGCTGAGCCAGTAGATGGTGAATTCGATATATTTTTTCATACAGAAATGATGAAATCATATATGAGAGAAATGGGCTTTGACGCTACCCCACTAAACGAGGGGTTCGCAATAGCGTTTTCCGAATTGCTGGATGACAATCTTACCGGAATGTGCCTTTCATTTGGTGCTGGTATGGTTAATTCCGCTGTTTGTTATGAGGGTGACCCTATTATTCAGTTTTCATTAACTAAGGGTGGTGATTGGATTGATAGTTCTGTTGGTAAAGCTATTGATGAACGATCTTCGTTAATTCAGGTAGAAAAAGAGGAAGGTGGTATTAATTTGGCAAATCCTGAAGGTAAAATACAAGAAGCTATATCAGTTTACTATAATGTACTAATTAATTATGCTTTGGAAAATATCTTATATGAATTAGATAAATCCAAATTACCTTCTTTTAGAGAAGAAATTCCAGTCGTTGTGTCTGGTGGTTTGACATTGGCAAAGGGATTTGTAAATAAATTTAAAGAGGGTTTATTAGGAAAGAAGTTTCCTTTTGAGATTAAAGAAGTACGAAGAGCGAAAGATCCAATGACAGCAGTTGCTAATGGTTGTTTGATGGCAGCTGTATTATAATAGGGGGGTTTAAAATGTCAAAAGACTTAATTAAAGTTGATGAAATGAAAGATATTACAGTACAGACGGATGATTTAATTGATAAATCTAATAAATTTATGCAGATATTTTCTAGGGCTGCTGATCCAAATTCACATAGTTTGGTTGAATTTAAGATATTTGATAATGCAAAATTAGCTAAGCTGGCGGAAAATATGCCAGAAATTAATAGAGCAACAAATGTGTTTGGTAGGCAAAATTCGCAGGCTACTGGAAAATTAATGTCTTTGAATATGATATCACAGTCTCCTTATCGAAGATTAAAGCAGTGTTTGGCTAAGATAGAAAGAAAAAGACAAGCTCTTAAAGAGAATATTTTTAAACTTCGGAGAGAAAAAGTAGAGCTTGATAAATTATTAGCGAAAAAACTACGTTGGGTTAGTTCTACTGAACCAGATGAGATTGATAGAAATTTTGATCTTCAACTTTTGAACATTGAAATAGAAGAGAAAGTAGCTAATATAGGTGATACTAATATTTATATTGAAGGTGCTTTAAAGGAAATAGGTATGTATCAAGATGCTTATAATGAGATTAAAGAATCTTATGATATCCCAGACAACTGGGATGAAGAAGATTTTGAGAAGTGCGAGGTTGAAGAACACGTTAAAACATCTTTTTTACATGCTATTAGAGATGTTGAAATGACTGGTCGATTAAATGTTGGAACACATGAGTATCTCGAACAATATGGTGTTAATCCACATGCCGCTTATCATTTAGTGAAGCAATATTTAGATCAAGTAGAAGCAATTACTAAAGCTGGTAATGCTCCAAGTATTACTGTTTTATATGATTTTCTTGATAAAATGCATGATTTGTTTAAAGAGGAGTACAGACATGCTATGAAACGTATTGGACTTAAAAATCTTATTTCTGAAGATTATTTATATTTAGAAAAAAAAGTTAATCCCATCTTGGAGGAAGAAAATGGCCTATAAAATTTCTGGGACTTTAAACGATAGCGCCAGAATTTTAATATTAAAAGAATCTGACTGGTCAATCGAATCTAACTCATTGGAATCAGTGGGAGATTATGAAGTAACAGCTCTGGTTTCTGGAACTAAAACTGTCCTGGCTTTAAAATCTGATGGCGAGGTTTTGGGTTATGGAGGTATTTCACCAGAAGAAGATTTTTCTGGAAGAGATAGAGGTGTATTCATTGGTGGATGGAGTAGTGTTAAATTAAATGTAATGTCGTATATAACCATTTCAACTACGAGTAACACTACAGATTTCGGTGATTTAATAAACGCAAGATTCGGTCTTGGTGCGTCTTCGAATGGTACTAATGATAGAGGTGTACTTGGTGGTGGTCAAACAAGTGCGATTACTAATTCAATTGAATATATAACTATTTCTACTACTGGAAACTCTACTGATTTTGGCGATTTGACGATAAAAAGACATAGTTTAGGGACTACTTCAAATAGTACTAACAATAGAGGTGTATTTGGCGGTGGTAGTGTAGCACCAGCTTCTAACATAATTGATTATGTCACCATTTCTACTACCGGAAATGCCACAGATTTTGGGGATTTGATCGGAACTAGATATTCCATCGCTAGTACTTCAAATAGTACTAACAATAGAGGTGTGTTTGGTGGTGGTGCCATTTCTAACGTAATTGATTATGTCACCATTTCAACTACTGGTAATGCCACAGATTTCGGGGATTTAACAGTAGGTAGATATGCGCTTGCTGCTACTTCTAACGGAACAAACAATAGAGGTGTGTTCGGCGGTGGTGATACTGGTCCGGAGTATAATATAATTGAATATATAACCATAACTTCTACTGGCAATGCCCAGGATTTTGGAGATTTAACAGCGGCTCGTGCACAACTAGCATCTACTTCAAATGATGTGAATGATCGCGGCGTATTTGGCGGTGGCGCACTTGATGATGCAAAAATTAATGTTATTGATTATATTACTATTAGTTCCACTGGCGACGCTGTTGATTTTGGAGATCTGTCTGTAGAAGAATGGTCTTTAGCTGCTACATCAAATGCTTAAAAATATAGTAAATTGTCTAGCAAATAGTTAAAAATATTCTATAATATAAATGAAAGGTTTTAGAATTTATGGATAAAGTAAATGTATTTATAGGGACTCCGGCTTATAATTCGATGGTTCATACGGATTTTTTACATTCAATAATTTCATATTATGAAAAGAATATACCATTCACACTAATGACGATAGGTAATGAGAGTTTAATAACAAGAGGAAGAAACTCAGTCATATCCTATTTTCATAGTGCAGTGGGGCTTTCTCATCTATTATTTTTGGATGCTGATATTTATTTTCATGCTGATGGTCTTATTCGCTTATTGTCTTTGAATAAAGATGTAATAGGCGTGCCTGTTGCACTTAAAGGCTTTAATAGACAGACTGGTCAGTCAGTGTATAATACAGGTAAGATTTTAGATGAAGAAACTTTAGAGGATGGATCTAAGTTATATAAGGTGGACAGGATAGGAACGGCGGTATTCATGCTTTCAAGAAGAGCAGTGGATGCTTTGGTAAGTTATGCACAGGATAATAAAGACATTTATTACCCTAATCCGCATACTCGTGGGGATACACAACCAAATATTAAAATGTATGACATATTCCAGGTTGGTGTTTTTGATGGCGAGTATTTATCTGAAGACTATTATGTTTGTCGAATTCTAAGAGAATTAGGATTCGATGTTTTTGTCGATCCCAACATCAAGGTACGACACAATGGAATGTATGTATTTGAATAAATAGGAGGTTTTTTGTATTATGTCTGACAATGATAAAGTGAATGGAACTGTAAAATGGTTCAACGCTGAACGTGGGTACGGGTTTGTATTTAAAGATGGTGACGAGCAGACAGAATATTTTGTACATTATTCATATATTGATATGGATGGATATAAAACATTAAAAGCTGGACAGCCCGTTACATTTGAAATTGTGGAAACCGATAAAGGTATTCAGGCACATAATGTAATGCCGAAAGTTTAAGGAGAATTCTAATGTATTTAGCAGAAGCTATTAAGGAAAAGGATTTTATAGAAGAATCTATCAATCAACTATGTGATAGAATCAAGGAATTATCGGTATCCACCGATGATGCGGATGTCAAGTTAAACAAGGAATTTGTTAAAAACAAGGTCAAGGAACTTGAGAATTTATATAAAGAATCTCAAAGGTATAGTATTATAGTTGACAGGGCGAAGGTTGTATCTAAAATCAAATTAAATGATGATGAATTTAGTATAGCTGATGCTGAAAATATTTTAGAGTCAATGAGAGATAAGTTAGATTTTTTTAATGTGATTAAATATCATATTGAAAAGTATAACTTAATCTCTCAAACATTTGTTTGTATTGATTTAGAGGAAATACATGCAAAAATAAAAGGTATTATGTCTGATATTAGAACTATAGAAAATAGCATAGAGCGGACATTATGGAACACAGAAGTTTAAATTACAAGTATTGGGTAGAATTTGACGAAGAGGGTGAAATCAAATCTCTACACCGTAGTAAATATGATTGTAAGTCCCCTTGTAAGGAATACATAGTCAAGTTAATACCTATAAAGCGAAATACGGAAGAGGAACTTGCTGATAGTATCGAAAAGTTTTCGAACACTTTGATTAAAAAATCTAAGGTTCTAGATACTGAGTTTAAAAAAGCTATTAAAACAGTAAAGGGAGTGTTAAAATGATAGTAGGTATTAGTGGTAAAGCAAGATCTGGAAAAGATCAATTTTCAGAATATTTAATAGATGTATTTAGTAAAAAGTACAATAGAGAATTTAAGACCACTGCTTTTGCTCACAAATTGAAACAGATGTGCTTAGAACATTTTAATTTAAATCGTGATCAGTTATGGGGAAATAGAAAAGAAGATAAGACTGAATTTAAAAAACCAAATCCATTAATGCAGGGGGTTGCAGTTGAATATGATGATGGTCGTGGATTACCGCCCTGGTATTGGACACCAAGAGAGATTATGCAGGAAATTGGATCGTTTTACAGAAAAATTGATTATGATTTTTGGGTTAGAAAAGTAGATGAAAAATGGAAATATGCTGGTTGTCCAGATATAGTGATAACTGATGTAAGACACCTAAATGAATGTGAATATGTAAAGAAAAATGGTGTATTAATTAGGATAGTTAGGAAATCGGCTGCTAAAATACATGGTACGTATCATGAATCGGAGACAGCTTTAGATGATAAACCATCAGAGTATTTTGATATTGAAATTCACAATGATGGAACATTAAAGGATTTGTATGACGCGGCTGTTGATGCTGCGAAAGTTATTTTAAAATTCACAGAATTGAAAGAGATAGGGAGGAACTATAATGGCGGAAAAGAAAAGTAAAGCTATCACTTTAGCATTTGATCCGAGTGAAATTATTGGCGCTGATATTACCAAAAGCGGTGAATATAAGTATGCCAGTGTAGGAATCAAACGTGGTGATAATGAAAGATTAAGAATTTCTTACGAATGGTCAGGTGAAGGTATTCCTGATTTTGTTATGAATTTGATGAGTTGGATGCAGGCTAACCAAGAAGATATTGATAAAAATAAACAAGAATTTGAAGATGAATATAAGGAACTAAAGGAGAGACTATAATGCCTACTTTAGCTGATTATCAAAGACCGAGATTTATTCCATATAAAGAAGGATGGACTTTGACTCGAACAACTAACGATAGATATATGACATTTGATAATCAAAGATATTATAGAAATGGACAACCTCAACCTGGATACAATGCTCAGAATCCATCTACTCAACCAGAGCGGTTGGATTTTAGAACAGATGAGGTTAAAATGAGACCACTGATTGTTGATAGGTATGCAAGTTAAAGGAGATTTTTATGGATTACAAGGATAGGTTAGATTTATTTAAACATGAATTAAAATTAATGTTAAAAAAAGATGTTATTGATTTTACTAAGGAATGTTTGAGGGTAGCACCTGATTATGTATTTGATGATTGTCCATCAAGTTCATCTGGTAAATTTCATCCGATAGATGAGTTGGCTGGTGATGGTACAGTTATTCATACTAAGCGTGTGTTTACGATAGCTTATGATTATACTAGAGCTTTTGGGTGCGAGCATCATCGGGACGAAGTTTGTGCAGCGGCTTTATTACATGATATGGCTAAGCAAGGGTTAGAATCTGTTGGACATACTGTGAGAGACCATCCTCAAATCATGGCTAAACTGATAGCTGATGTATATAATAACGGATTTAAAGATAGATTGGACAAGAATTCAGCTAATATAATTTACTGGTCGGTATTTTATCATTATGGAGAATGGACAATACCAAAATATAGAAAGCCCATCCCTGAATATAGTATGGAAGAATTAGCAGTGTACAGCGCTGATTATATTGCATCTAAAAGATTTATTGAAGTAGATCATATTAGAAAGGAAGGTTTGAGTACATAATGCCTTTACCAGATGGACGTAGATGGGTGCCAGAAGGTGGTTTGCAAAAACACCGGGATAAAATACACCATGAAAGTAAAATAGCTGATGATAAAAAATTACCTTATGAGTTTTCAAAACCAATAAGAAAATCCTATGCTTGGTTTGAGTGTGAAGAATGTGGAAGAGTATTTGATGCGCCAAAAAATACTATTATGGTAATTTGTTCTATTTGTAAAAAACTGACTAAGGCGAGGAAATTAAATGGCTAATTGGCATGTTTGGACAGTGGTAGCTAATAGACAAAAAAGAATAAAGGAATTTTTGTCTGAATTAGATGATGTTGAAGAGTTTCTATATCCAATGGCAGAAAAGGAATATAATACCAAAAAAGGTAAGAAAACAAAAGATATACCTATTTATGTTAATTATATATTTATTAAATACAATCATAACATAGATACGTCTATATCTATAAATGCGTGTCCTTGGATATCTGAATACATAGGTAAATGTTCAGATGAGGAAATAGAAAAGATAAAAAAACAAGATAAAAGCAAATATGACGAGTTAATTTCAGTAGATCAACTTGAACCTGGTACTGTTGTAAAGTTAGTAGGTACTCCCTTTATTGGATGGGAGGCAACAGTAGTGGATATTAATGACAAAACACTATCTGTTAGTATTAGTATTTTAGGTGCTGATAGAATTATAAAATGTAATATTGATGATGTGAACGTTCAATCGAGGTAAGGATATATGGAGGAAATTGTTAAAAAACGAGGAAGACCAACTGGCTTTGAATTGAGTGATGAGAGTAAAGATAAAATAAGGCAAAGTAGGATTGGAAAGGCACATTCCAGGGAAACTAGAAATAAAATATCTAGATCACTGATAAAGTATTTTAAGAAAAGGGATCCAGTTTCTGATGGGTTAAGTAGTGAGTATAAATATTTTCCTAGAGAAATAACAAATTGGTTATACGAGCATAAATCCGAATTGGATGGCACTGATAATATAATGTCTAATAAGAGAATAATGTATTTAAGCCAATTAGAAGTTTGTTATGGATCTAATATCGAAAATTTTTGTCACTCATCTACTCCTGAATTCTTGTTATTACTTAAAGAAGAATTAGAGGATAGTAATATGACAGATGAAGTTCAAGAATTGTTATCATTATTGATATAGTAAAGGAAGTTATGACACGTAAACAGGGTAGACCTAAAAATCCTCCAAAATTTAAAGATATACTTAATGATCTAATACCTTCAGCCGATATTTTTGAACCAGAAGAGTTAGAAATGTTTAATGGATTGGTGGGTCTTTACCTTAATGATTTTGATGAATCACAACTATCGGCAAATGATATGGACGACATCGTTTCTATTGCTATGAATCGAGTGCTGGAGATACGATTGTTAAAAACCGCTAAAGGTAATCCAGATGCACAAATAGATGCTTCTATAGCTATAGAACGAGTAAGAAAACAAACTGAAAAATTAAAAGAAAATTTAGTTACAAGACGTAGAGATAGAATAGATCCTAAGAAATACAGTGGTTTATCTATTGTAGATTTAGCAGTAGCTTTTGACCAAGAAAAGAAAGATAATATGTTTAATAGATCTATGAAATTTATTGAAGAGGAGAATGAAGTACGCGAGTCAGAGTTGCTTATTGGTAATAGAGAAGACCAAGACGCTGAAGTATTTGATCGTGATGATGCTTAGGAGGGAACTTGGCGTCTATCGATATTTATGAAAGTATAGAAGAAATAATGGAACAGGGTGGTTCTATGGTAGAGTTTTATAGAACTGATCCAGTATTGGCGGCGTATGATCTTTTACGAGTAGATTTGGCACCTGTTCAACGTATAATTTTACGTGATATGTGGTTTAAGAACTATTGTATCACGGTAGCTGGTCGTGGATGTGGAAAAACTTTCCTTTTAGGTATAAACGCTGCTTTACATGCACTTCTTTATCCAGGTTATCGCATAGGTTTGATAGCCCCTTCCTTTAGACAGTCCAAAATGATATTTGCTGAAGTAGAGAAATTATATCAAAAATCATCTATTTTAAGAGAGGCTACAGAAAAGAAGCCTACACGTGGTGCTGATACTTGTTTCTTAAAATTTAAAGGTACTGAAAATTCTAATGGTAGTTATATCGAAGCTTTACCTATTGGTGTAGACGGGGCCAAAATTAGAGGTTCCCGTTTTTATTTGATCGAAATAGATGAGTTAGCTCAAATGCCGTCTGATGTCATTGATATGGTTATTCGCCCTATGGCAGCTGTTCATTTAGAACCTATGCAAAAAGTTCGGGAAATTGAGCGAATAGAAAAGTTGATAGCTGAAGGTTTAGCTACCGAAGATGATTTAGAAACTGATACTGCTAATAAAATGATAATGACTTCGTCTGGATATTTTAAGTTTAATCATATGTGGCATAGAATGAAATCCTATTGGAAAGCAATGTCTGAGGAAAGTGAATCTACTAAATACGCTGTTCACCAAGTTCCATATAGAATGATGCCAAGGGGATTTTTGGATATGAACAATATCAATGAAGCGAAAAGAACTATGTCTAGTATTGAATTTATTATGGAGTACGAAGCTGCTATGGTTTCTGATAGTGAAGGTTTCTTTAAGGCTTCATTGTTAGAATCGTGTACTAGAGATAGTGATTTTACCATAAAAACAAGGGGTGAATCTGGAAATGAGTATATCATCGGTATTGACCCAAACCAGGGTGGTTCCGCTTTATTCGGTATTGTTGTTGTCGAATTGGGGTCACCTAATAAAATAGTTTATGTGCGTGGATTGAGAAAACAAACTACACAGGAAATGACAAAAGCTATTCAGAGATTGTTAAGTAGCTTTAATGTCATTCGTATTTATATGGATGCGCAGGGAGGCGGTAACGCTATTAAAGATTTATTAGCTGAGGGGTATAATAATAGTACGCCTATTTTAGATATGGATGATGATTTAACTAAATACAAACATGGTCGTAGAATTTTGAAAATGATAAATTTTTCGCCCGCGTGGATATCAGACGCTAATTTTGATGCGCTATCGTTATTTGAAAACAACAGGTTAAGGTTTCCTGATATACCTAGATCTTCGATGGAAGTAGAAGAAAAGTTGTACGATGAAGTTAGATTGTTAAAATCACAGATGTTAAGTATAATTGTTACAGAGACCGCCAGAGGGGTTAGGCATTTTGATACTCCCAAAAAAGGACAAAATAAAGATTTATATTCAGCAATTATTTTAGCAGCTTATGGTGTTAAAGAATTAATGAGAGATTCAGAATTTGTAGAACCCAAATTAGAAAGTGAAGGTTTAATACGCCCTCATAAACAGGGGTCGTCTTTTGTTAGGAGAAAAGTTGGTGTGGGTCAAGACTATATGAATTCTGCTGTATTACAACGTAAACTTTAACTAACCTTTTAGCTAATAGAAGTGTTGTTTTTTGTGGAGGTATCAGAAATGAATGAGGAAATAAAAGAAGATGTAATTGAAGAACCAATAGAACCAGATAAACCTGAAAGTAAGCCACCTAAAAATACAAAAGAAGAAGTTACTGTGAGCGAGGTTCTGGATGAGGTTCAGACCGATATTGATAATTTACAAGATATAATAGAGAAAAAATTTGAGGAAAAAAGAAAATTTTTACTTGTAGCAAGACCCAGAAAAGAATATTTTATATGTAAAAATACATTTTGGGATTTGTGGTTTCAAAAGTTGTTTGCTCAGATAATTTCTGTTAAGATATGGATTATTGCTTTGATTACTGTTTTACTATCTTTGAGTTTAATAAGTAATATTCAGTTCGCTTCCATTTTAGGAATTATTATGGGTTTAAAAGGTACATTTCAAGTTGCTGAGGTTTGGAAGAAAAATATTAATAAAGATTTAAGTGCTATGGATAAAACATAGGAGATGCAAAATGGATTCAAAAGAAATAGCAAAGATAACTTCATATATAAAGAAAGAACACCCTGATATAGGTTTGCGTAAAATAGAATGGGATGGAAGCAAAGCCTCGTTGTATGTTCAGCCTACTAATAAGATGTTAGCTGGTTTAGAGGCTAGAGACGCTATTAAACTTCATTCAGTTGAACGTGCGGCAACTTTGAGAAGGCAGACTTTAGATAGAACTGGTTTAGATTTAGCCCAAGGATATAATGCTCCATACGATGAAACACCTAAAGAGTTATTTAATAGGTCGATGAGATATTATGTTGAACAAGATATTTATGGATCTACTATAGATATTTTAACTAATTTAGCATCAAAGGGATTTGAGAATGATTCTGACGATGCTGATATTAAACTTTTTTATGATGTTTGGTCACTTGACGTTCATTTTAGAGAAATAATTAATTGGATTTTCTTTGATTTTTTTAGAATTGGTATGGTTAGAACTTATAAGGTTGTTGGTAAATATGAACCTGGTATTACTTATTTGTCACCTGTGCCTGGAACAAAGGTAGAAAAAAGTATTTTAAGAAATCTTTCAAAGAGAGCGGAAAGAATTAATGGTCGTAGAGAAAAACTTAGTAGGAAAGAGCGAGGTCAAAAAAAGAAAAAGTGGTCTAAAGGATATATTCCTATTGGATATACAATTCTTAACCCCCTTAATATTGAAATTACTGGTAGTTTGTTATTTAACGATACAAAAGTAACATTAACGCCTTCAGACGAATTAAGAAAATTGTTACAAAAAAATACATCGGAACTGAACACCGAAGAGAAAGAAATAATTAAGTTATTACCGAGTGATTTTAAGAGTGCTGTTGAGCAAGGCGGTGGTATCCCATTGGAAAGTGAATATGTAGGCGCTGTTGATTATCGTAAGATGCCGTATGATAGATATCCGCGACCAAGGGGTGTTAAAGCTTTTGAAGCTATTGAGTATAAGAATGCTTTAAGACAGGCCGATTTAAGTACTTTAGATGGCATTACTAATTATATTTTGAAAATAACAATTGGTAATGACGAATATCCGGTGACTGAACAAAGTCAACTGCAGGCTATCGCTAATTTATTTGATACCTCTTCCAAATCATTTGATGTGGTGTGGAATCACACATTAAACATAGAAAAAATAGTTTCTCCAGAAATTGAAAGTATTTTAGGACAAGATAAATATGCTCAGGTTAATGAAGATATTACTGGTGCTTTGGCATTTTCAAGAGCTCTGATTGATGGTACCGAACAACTAAACCAAGGCGAAGCCGCTTTGTTAGCAAGAACTATTACTGAAGAAATATGGTATGCGCGTAGCCAAGTTGAGAGGTGGATATACAATGAGTATAGAGAAATAGCAGAATCTCAAGGATTTGATAGATTTCCAAAAGTAAGATGGGATAATACTGTACTTAGAGATATTATACTTTATATGAGTACTATTTCTCAGATGGTTGATAGACGTATGTTGTCATATCGTACAGCTCTCGAGCAACTAGGTTTTGAGTTTGAAAACGAGTTTGCTAATATGCAAAAAGAATTTCCAGAAGTAATGAATGGTACATTAGGTATAGTTGGAAGTCCATTTCAGAAAAGTGCGAATACACAACCTGTGCAAGGTGCTCCTACAGGTACTCCATCATCAGGGCGTCCTCCAGGACAACCGGCTAAAACTAAAACCAAAGAAACAAAGACTAATAAACAAACTAAAGTACCCAATCAATCACCAAGTAATCAACCCTCGCCTACAAGTAAAACAGCTTCGGCTTTAATATTAAAAGAAGCAGCCAAAGTAATGACAGATGAACAATTTGAAGCTTTTACTGAGGGATTTTTTTCAAATTTAAATGACTAAAATTTTTTATAGTTATATATATTTGAGGTATTAAATTTAATAATTAACTAACCATTCTATAATTAGAGGAATACTTTTATATAGGGAGGGTTGTGTTGTGTCTACTAATAAACCTATAAAATTAGAGGCTAAAATTCAAATATTAAAGGAAACCGAAGAACTTCGAAAAGAAGTTGCTGCAATAGTGGAATTTCCAAAAAATAAGACCCCTGATATGTTATTTTTTTCTGGATGCTTTGTATCTTCCGGTGAGAATTTGAATCATGCTTATTTTATGCCATCAGAAATGGTTAAGGCACATTCAAGTATTGTAAATAAGCCGCTGGATATTGAACATTCAGAAGAAGAAATTGTGGGTCATATTTATTCTAGTGTTTTTGTAGATCATAGTGGAAAAGTATTGGATGTTAGTGAGTTGTCTAGTATGGAAGAAGAAACTTTGGATAAGATGGATATTGATGTAATGATAGGTGGTATTATTTACAAAAGTCGTTTTCCAGAGTTAGCTGAAGAGGTACAAAAAGGCAAGTGGAAATTATCTATGGAGACATATTTTCAGGATTATGATGTTAAAGTAGGCGATCTAGTTTTGTCTAGAAAGGAAGCGGAAGCCATGGGTCTAGCTTCATCTGATATTTTAGGTAAAGCTGCTAGAATTGTTAAAAAAGGTGCCGCAATAGCTTCTGGAGAAATAGCTAGAGTTTTGAGGGATTTAATGTTTTCTGGATGTGGGTTAGTAAAACAACCGGCTAATCCTAGGTCTTTGATATTTGAAACCGCTAAAAAACATGAAGAAGAAGGTACTATAGTTGTGGAATTGGATAAAGATGACGAAATTAAAATACCAGTGAAAAAAGAAGAATCTGATATTGATATAGTTGATATTAGAAAACAGACAAGTGTAGGTATTTGTGTGAGTTACAAAAAGTATGTTTATGCTAGTGAACCACCTGGACCTGACACTGAAATTTTGCATGAGAATTGGTGTACATTGTTTGAAGCCGCATGTACTTCTTTTGGTCATGATGTAACAGATCCTAATTGTTTGCGTCGTCAGGCTGAAAGAAAAGCGGCTAAATATGCCAAAGCTAAAATGCAAGAAGTTGAAGAGAACGAAAAGCGGGGCAAATTGTTGTCGGAGTTAAAACAAGTATTACAAAAAAATTAAAGAGGAGGTAATCGCTCATGCCACAAGCAAGATTAACTGGACGTAGCGTACCCAAAGTTGTCAGGGTTAATGCTGACGATGATAAGGCATGTTTGTATAAAAACTTGGGTAACGGTCGTAGAGTTCCATTTATATGGGGTGATACGGTAACATTGGCATCTGGTACTACCGAAGTGGTAGTAGCTAGCGGTGTTAGTTTTAATAACTTTACTCCCGAAACTGGTGTAATTCAGGTTACTCCAGTGTTTACGGTAACAAGTGGCGTAGTATATGATACTACTGTTCTTGGTAAAGTTTACATTGAGAAAGATGTTGGTAATAAAACACTTAAATTGAAATCAACTGTGTCTGCTGGGGCTGACACTGATTTTGATGTTGTTATCTTTTTAGGTGATGATGCTACGTTTACTTCAAACTCTTCAAATCAGATTTGGAAGAGACGTGATCAAAGTTCTATGTAATAAACGAGATTTAAGGTTATAGGGCAAGGTTTATAAGTAAATTTGAATAGTTTTTAAATAGCATGGGGTTGGTTTGGTATTTGGCAAATTTACGAAAATTTTATAAGGAGGTTTATTTTCTATGAATGATCAACTAACTACTAATGTCGAAGTTATTGTTGATGAAATCTTCAAGAAAAAAGAAGAAGCTGAAATGAAGAAAGAGACTGAGGCAGCATTGAATGCTGCTGCTGCTACTATTACAGAGCTTAATGCATCCTTAGAGGCAAAGGATACTGAGCATAAAGCCGAAGTGGAAAGTCTTCAGGAAAGCATTGCTTCTCTTGAAACCCAACTAAATGAGGTTGCGGAAGCCAAAAAGGCACTTGAAGATGAAAAAGCAGATTTCGATGAAGAAAAAGAAAAGTTGACTAAGCGAGCCGAAGCTGCTGAAGAAGAATTGGATAATATGAAGAAAGACCAGATGGCTGCTGATAGAATGGAAGCTCTTAAAACAGCTGGTGTTGCTTCTACTGATTCAGAGGCTCAGCGTATTAAAGTCAGAGAAATGACTGATGAAGATTTTGCTTCTTATAAAGATGAATTGGTTTCTGTTAGATCTTATGTCATTAAGGAACTTGAAGATGCTGGGAACAGCGTTGATGATCCTGAAGAGGCTAAGAAGGAAGAAGCCAAGAAAAAAGAAGAAGCTGAAAAGAAGAAAGAATTATTGGCAACAAGGCTTGCAGAATTAAAAGAAGCCGGTGCAGAAATTACAGATGAAGAAGAAATTGCTAAAATCCAGGATATGACTGATGAAGATTTTGAGTCATATAAAGATGAAGCTGTTGCGTCTTTGAGTTATAGTGATGATGATAGCATCGACCCAATGAAGGCCATTGCCGCTGCTCTTAACATGGAAGCTGAGCCAGCTAAGGATATACTGAATAAGTATCGTGAACTTGGTGCTCAGATGGCTGAAAATATTAAGAGTAAACAAAAAAGATAATATTTTTGAGATCTTTTTTGCAAATTTATATATAAGGAGGAATGGTAATTATGTTTATTCCCAGACATCCTGTAGTGCAGAATCAATTTTGTCAATTTAATGAGACAAGCACAACTACTGGTGTAGGTGTTGTACTCGCGTACGCTGGTGCCGTGTGTTATCTTGTTAATGCAGCTGCAAATCAGGACGCTATTGTTGACCTTTATACTGCTGGTGATACCTATACTTCTCCTGAGAATTCGCCTTTTGGATTCTTAATGCAGAAAGTTAAAACTGGATATCACAATGTACATCCTGCTGGTTTTTATATGCCTGGAGATTTAGGATCTTCAGATGTTGTTGCACAACCTAAGTATAATGCAAGTGGTCAAATTAGTGGTACTAAGTTTGCTCCTGTTGGTGTGGCGCATTTAGGTATTTGGGATACAGTGCATTATACTGTTGCTACTAAAGGTACTGATGCTATGAAACCTGGTGATCATCTTTACATTGATAAGACAGGTGGGTACTGTAAAGTAAGTAATAGTAGTGCTAATCAGCCAGATGGTGTTAATACATCTGTTGCTAGGGTAGTTAAAGGTGCTAGTGCTGCACAGGTCGAAGCAAATATCGACAATACTACCTTGTATCCTATTAGAATTAAACTTCTAGTGTAATCTAGATTAAATCTAAAAAGTTGAATTATGGATCAATGTGTTTATCGCATCCAAAACTCTTGAAGGAGGAAATAGCTATTATGGATAGAAAGGAAATGCAAAAACTTTTTAAGGCAACGGCTGCTATTAACACTCCGGAAGGTATGGCTGCATATAAGGCATTTGCCGCAGCCCTTACTACACCTATCCTTCAAGCGGTTGAGCGTGAATCCATTATGAGACAGTTATTCGCTGTTGAAAGACTCGGCCCTGGTGCTCAGGCAGTTTACCCAGTAGCGGAGGATTTTGAAATCCCAGTGTGGATTCTGCCAGGTCTCGGTTATGTCGCTCAGAACTTCATTGAAGGTATCGGAGAAGAGGTATATGTTCCGACATTTAATGTTGATGCATCTGGTGATTGGAAGATCACTTATGCAAGGGACTCACGAATTGATATACCTCAACGTGCCGCTGAGAAAGCCGCTAAAGCTATCGCTGATTATGAAGAAGAATGTGGATGGCGTGTAATTCTTCCCGCCGCTACATCTGCGTTTTCTGGTAAAGGATTGTTAGGATCACGTCCTGCGCCTATCTACGAGATCAATCCTGCATCTACTGGTGCTGGATATCTGTCAAAAGAATTGATTAATAGAATGATTGTTGGATTTAAGAGAGTAGGAAGAACACTTACTGATTTGTACGTATCTCCTGAAGATGCTGCTGATATTCGTGAATGGACTGACACAGATATTGACCCTGTAACTAGAAGAGAAATTTTTCAGGCTGCAGGTATGGGAAGTATCTGGAATGTAACATTACATGAAATTCAGCATCTCGGTGCAACCGGTCTTTACAATATCAATGGTAATGCTTCAGCATATGGTAAATTTATTGCTGATGGTGGTGATGTGTATAATGCATATACACTAGATAACGCTAATGTTACTAATGCTGATGGAACTATTCTTACATTGGGTGAAACTCAGGTGGTTGGTTTTGATCTTAGTGTTAATGACTCTCTTGTAATGCCTATTCGAAAAGAATATGATGCTTATGATGATCCTACGTTGCTTCGTGTTCAGAAACAAGGTTTCTTCGGATGGGAAGAAATTGGGTTCGCATGTCTCGATCCAAGAATGTTGGCTATTGGTGTAATCGATAGATCACTTTAATATCGTATGAATATATAGTGTCCTGTACTTATGTGCAGGACACTAATACGATAGGACAAAGATATGTTATTTTTTATATTAATACTTTTGATAATAAATATAGAAGCAGTAACTAATATATTGAGTAAATCAGATATATTTAAACCGGTGAGGAGATTTTTATTTAATCGGTCTAATAACAGAAGTATAAGATTTTTGCATGATTTATTAGATTGTCCGTATTGTACCTCAATATGGGTAAGTTTGCTTTATGTAACTATATTTTGTATGGTAGAGGTATACGCACTATCGTCTGCGTTTATGTTTGTGATGTTAGTAATAGCATTACATAGAATGGCAAATTTGTTGCATCATGTCATCGATAGAGTTGATAAAAATTCGGGATATGATGTGTTATTGGACAAGGAAAACGATATATAAATATAAGTTTTGATAAGGAGGAAAAGGTTATGGAAGGATATATTAAGAACAATTCTCCTACATGGAGACATGCTTTGAAAAGATCTGTAGGGCCTGGAGAAAAAATTTCTTTGGATGATCTTTACGAACAATATGGAATTAAGCACGATATTAAAGAAGGTGACCAGTTTGTTAATTGGCTTCGACAGGTAAAGTTACGTAATTCAGACATTTGGGAAATAAGGTATAAAGTAGCGGGAGCCAAAGATGATGCTAAAAAAGAAGATCAGCCCGAGTTGGATTCAAAAGCTAAAAAGTCGGTGATGAAATCTACTCAATCGACTCCATTTGTTAAAGTCAAAGATAATCCTGAAGAATTAGCCCAATTGTCTGTTAGACAAGCTCGTGAAATTATTCCCCAATTTACAGATCAAAAAACTTTAAGATATGCATTGAATATGGCAAGTCAATTATCCAACAGAGATACTTTATGTAGAATGTTGAGAAAAAGAATACAAGAATTGGAACTTAGTAGGAGGTAATAAATGAATAATTATATGCAGGGTTATGATAGAAATACCCCATCTCCTAAGTTCTATAGCACCGTTGTAGGCCATGAAGGGTATAATCCAGAAACTACTTATTATTATAATAATAACGATGAGTTATTAGGAATAGAAGAAGTATGGAGGGGTAAGAAATATACTCAGACTATTTCTGGGTCTAGTTATGCTAATCACACTGTTAGTTATAGTATTACGTATGGTGCTTGGGAAGAGACGACTGTATCTTAAATATTATAATTAGGACAAGAGAGGCAAGTTACTGATGATACGTCTGACTATAAGAGTTACGGATATAGAAAATGTTATGATGTTATATTCTTATATCAGAATATATCGATCAGATGAGAGAGATGGGACATATTCTCATTTAGCTTTTGTAATGCTTGTGCCAGGTCAGTCTGAATATATTTATGATGATATCACAGGTACTCCTGACTATTGGTATAGATCTTCATATTATAGAGATGAAAATACAGAAAGTGCATTATCTGATCCGGCGCAGGGTACCGCGCCGACTTTGTATACTGGGGCTACTTATCCTAATGAAATAGATTTTGATACATCACAATCTACAATAATACGAAAAATTAGAAGATATATTGGAGATTTTAAAGGATTGTCTAGAATATATCTTGAGAACTGTGAAGATGAAAGTTGTAATTACATATCAGAAGATAATAAAACTTTAAAACTGGATGAAAAGGGCTGGCCGGTTTATATCTCACTTCGTTCGTTGAGTGATGGTACAACAACAGATAAAACTGATTTGACTGATCCTACGGTCCAAGGTTACCAATATCTAACATTCAGTGGTACTTTAATTAGTGGTACTCAATGCTTGTATGATATTATAAATGTTTGGTATTATACATTTAAATATTCTGATAGAGAGATTTATGAAGCTTATGGCGATGCTATGATACCACCTAATGTACCGACTGATAGTGTCACCCAAGATCATTTAATTTTGCAAGCTTCTATTGATTTATTGGAAAATATGACTTCGGAAGATATGACCGAGGATGGGGCTACTATCAGAGATGATCAAAGTTTGTATGATCCATCACCTGGTTTAAGGGAGCGTGATAAAACAATAGGACGTCTTAAAGATATGTTGGATGCTTTAATTGATGAGTCTATTAAAAACGCTATAATAGCACAAGCGGGGGTATTAATAGATTAATGTGAGGTAGAAAAAGCTATGGCTGTAATATTAACTAGGCGACGTAGTGGTGGTGGTTCCGGGTCTTACGTAAATTTATTAATAGTTAATGAAGCTGCAGTGGGCTCTAAAGATAATTTTAATAGAATTTTTCAGACAGCTTATAGTTATGTAGCTGGAACATTAGCAGTTTATTATAATGGCCAGAGATTAACTAAAGATAATGATTATAGGGAGCATGGTTCTAACGCATTTAGATTGGTTTATGTTAAGCCTTATAGTGATGATAATTTAATTGTAGATTATCAAATACCTAATACTTAATATTTAAGCGAGCTAAAATTCAAATAGGAGGAAGCATATAAAATGGCTAGAAGTTTAATAAGACAGTTAGAACAAATTAGACGTTCTGCTAATTATGATGACCAGGTTGTAAGCGTTACTACTTCTGGTGTAGCAGAGCCTACTGTATCTGGTTCATTAGAAGAAGATCTTAATGTTCTTCGTTCAATTATGCGTTTAACCAAAGGTTCTGCTAAGTGGTACACTGATTTGGGTAATTATTTTGACCCAACTAATACTACTAGTGGAAGCGCAGAACAGAAGGCGTTGAATCTAACTAATTTAAAGAATAACACTCTTGATGCTAAAACTGTTATTCTAGCTGTACAAGAAGATAATAGTGGAAATGGATATACTGTTTCTGGTACCTCAACTGGTGTGTTACTTACAAGTGCTAATTCTACAGTATACAATAAAGCATATGCTACCGCTACCGATCGTACTGGTGGGTCGGATGGAGCACTTCCAATTTATTCTTCTGTAAGTGGTGATTATTTTGACGAAGGCGGCGCAGATCGCGTATGTAGAGTTGATGTGCTGAATTCTGCAAATGATTCACAGATGCAAGATGTGAGTGGTAATACCATTTATGCTAAGTTTCATGATGGTGCTGATAATAGTGGAACTGGTGATGGTACCGATGTGTATGTAAGATTTTATGCTAATGACGCCGTGTGTGATCTTTCAACAGTTACTGGTACTGTAACTTCTGTGTACTTTATTGTTCCTGAACGTAGACGTATGACAGATGTTGAAGAGTGGGAATGGCAGAGAACTGATTTTGTAAGTTCTTGGGAAGGTGACATCGAGCTTCTTGAAGATATTATGAATTTATGGAGTTATACAGGTGCTAGTGATGGCATAGACAGTACTGCTGGTTCTTGGACCAATGCAACTGGTAATTACCCATTATCTGGAAACCCATCTGATTTACAGTCAGCTAGTGATGCATTAAACGATGCTGCTGGTGACAGGACTTATACGGAACAGAACTATGTTACTAATGCTGAGAGCTTTGCTGATTCTCTTGATGCTTTGGATCAACAGGTTAAAGATAATGCCGATGCTATCGCAGCTGGTGCTGCTGATAAATATGTTGAAGAGGTTTCAGGCGATATCACAGCTGGTGTTGAACATCCATTACCTGCTGGTTTGACTTATACACCAGACTCAACCGTTGGTCAAGAAGGAAGTAACATGGACGTTTATGTTGGAGGTCAACTGCTTGCTGCTGATACTGGTGCTGCTGGTGTTGATGCAAATAGAGACTATGGTGAAACAAGTACGTCTGGTATTACTTTCCGCTTTAATGTACAGGATGGTAGAAATATTACCTATATGATTAGACAGTAAAAAATCCAATAAAGGAGAGTATAACAAATGTCTAGAAGTCTATTAACTCAGTTAGAACAAATTAGACGTTCAGCTACATATGACGACCAGGTAGCTGGTGCAGTTTCTGGTACTATAGCTGAGCCCACAGTCTCAGGTTCTCTTGAAGACGATCTTAATGTTTTTAGAACTCTTATGAGACTGGCTAAGGGAAGTACTAACTGGTATGATAACTTAGGTAATTATTTCGATCCAACCAATACTACTAGTGGAAACGGTGAAACTAAATCACTGGATTTGACTAATTTAAAAAATCACAGTATGGATGCGAAAACTGTTATCGTACCGGTAGTTTCTGACAATAGTGGTGCAGGCTATTCAGTCAGTGGTACACAAGACGGTTTTTTAATGAATATCACTACTAGTTATGCTACGGCTACTGATAGACGAGGTCTTCCTATCTATCAAAGCACTAGCGGCAATTATTGGGATGAAGGTGGCGCTTTAGATGTTTGTGCTGTAGATATTCTTAGTGTAGCTAACAACGCATCTATAACAACTAGTGGTGGAGATGTTATTTATGGATTGTTCTATGATGCCGCTGATGAAGGCGGAACTGGAACTGGCACTGATGTATATGTTAAATTTTATGCAAATGGTTCTCCTATAAGTTTTCCAAGTGGATATACAACTTCAACTACTACTATTAGTGGTGGTTATACACCTCCAAGTGGTGATGATGTAGATTTTGATTTTGGTGGTGGGTATGTAACACCTAGTGGTAATCTTGTTAATTTTGATTTTAATGAGTACTCTATTACTGGTGGTATTAAGGTAGTTTATCCACATCGTAAAGTTATGACTAATGTTCAAGAATATGAATGGTTTAGAACTGACTTTATTACTAAAGTAGAAGGAGATCCGATTTTTGCTGAAGATATTAGTAATCTTTGGGGTTATACTGGAGCAACGGATGGCGTAGAATCAACAGCTGGTAGTTGGGCTAATACTACTGGTAATTATCCATTTGTGGTTGATCCAGCAGATATTCAAAACGCAATAGATATTATGAATACTGCTCTAGGTGATACTACATTTACTGAAGATAATTATATTTCTGATGGTGATACTATAGCTTCAGGTATTAATGCATTAGACATTCAAGTTAAAGATAATGCAGATGCGATATCTGCAAGTCTTGGTAATAAATATATTGAATCTGTTAGTGTAACAATTCCAAGAAATACAGTGCATGGTTTGCCTGCTGGTGTGACTTATACACCTAAGTCAACTGCTGGTCAGGAAGGCGCTAATATGGATGTTTATGTTAATGGTCAGTTATTGATGGCTGATACAAGTGGTGAAGTAAGGGATTATGAGGAAACAACAATTTCTGGTATTACATTTAGATTTAATGTAGTAGCAGATGCTAATATAATTTATGTGGTAAGGCAATAATTAGATATATAGGCGCGCTTCGGCGCGCCTATAAATATTTATGGATTTAGGAGGAAAAGGTAAAGATGGATATGAATAAATTTAGAAATGTAATAGATGATGCACGTGATAATGAAGTAATTACTAAAGAGGAAGCTGGATTTATTGTTATGTTAGCTAAGCGCTTTAGACAAGATATTGAGAGGAAATCTAAGGCACTTATAGCTTTGCAAGGTGAAATAGCTCAGTTAAAAGCTAATGAAAAAATAATCATTGATATAGTGCAAAGTTTGGTGGCTGCTCAGCAGAGAGCTGATGAAAGGGACAGGATTATGAAAGATATTAAAGAAAATAACATTAGGAAAGGCGTGGCTGTCGTGGAGTCTGAAGAAGAAGACGGCGTCACATAATATATGTTTTAATATCAACTAATAGAGGAACTAAAGATGGCTAGAAGTCGTTTATCAGAGACACAGGTCTTCGATGCTGATTTTATGTCAGAGGCCGAATACGAAACTAAATCTACAACGATGTCTGGCCATTTGTATGATCAGATGGTGTTAATTTCAGGTAGTTTATCATATGAAATTAATGCAATAACCGATACTCTTACCAGTGGTTGTGTTCCATATTTCATCTCAGATAAGTTCAATGATTCCCCAATAACAATCGTAGATATAAATATAGTAAATATTGATGGTAGTATAGAGATACCTGCTGATCCTGAATCCAACAATGAAGCCAGAGGTATTATTACTACAATGACTGTTGATGCTAATACTTATGGTATAGGGGCTGCTTTGTATTTAGATAATGATGGCCATTGGATAGAAGCCGATGCTGAAACAGCTATGCCGTGTGGGGCGCTCGCTTTGGAGACTGGTACTGGTAGTAAAAGAGTGCTTATGCAAGGATTTATTCGTAATGATAATTGGAATTGGTCTACTATTGGTGGTTTTGGTTTTATATACGTGTCTTGTGTTACTGGTGAACTTACACAGACCGCTCCTAGTGGGTCAGGTGATTTTGTACAAATAGTGGGGTTTGCTACTCATGCTAATCGAATGTATTTTAATCCTCAATATACAATGGTAGAGATAGTTTAATTGGAGATTATATTAATCTATGTGGATACTTGCGTTTTTTACAGATAGTGGTGAGCCAGCTTTAGGTCTTAGTCCTCTCGTTAAAGTTTTGGATGTTGCAACTGGATTAACGGTAGTTAACGATGAGAATATGGTAGAGACCGGGGATGGTTTTTATAGGTACAGTTTCGATGCGTATGAACCATCACGTGATTATGCTGTTATATGTGATAGTGTTACGCTTTCTGGCGCCGAAAGATACACCTATGCTTCAAGTGGTGAATACGCTGAAGTGCTTAATTCCATAGAATCAACAGTGGGTCTTGTAGATATACGTACTATTCTACTTAGAAAAATACAAACTAATAGATTAGAACTTGATGATGGAGATACAGACAATTGGGTATTATATGATGATGATAAGTCTACTCCGTTTTTAACATTTAGTGTTAAAGATAAATCTGGAAATTTAATTGTTCAGCAACCGCATACCCCTTCTCGAAGAGGTATGGCGGATGGGGATGTATGTGGATCTGGCATTTCACCTAGTGTTGAGATTTATATGCGTAAATCTGTATATGATCCAGATGATGATGGCATAGTAAACGTTTCTGAAGCAGTTAGTGATGGTATCTATACATCTACTGCGTCTGGAATTAAATATTCAGTAGATAATGCACATCATAGGTGTTATTTAGGAACTAAGTGTATAGATGAAAGCGGTATGGGTGATCAGTTTGTTGTTAAGTATGATGCTGCAACTGATCGTTTAATTTATGGAGTTACAAATATTTCAGGTACTTTGTCTGGAACTATACCACATTATTGGTTACTTGATTTAGATAGAGATGATCATCCCCAATATGTGCCGACAAATGGTACTAGAGGATTTACTTCTACTGTGTCAGGTGTTTATCCGGTAGAAGATTACCATTTGGCTACAAAGTGGTATGTGGATTATACCATTTCAACTATAAGTGGTGTGATAGTTCATGGTGATTTGTTAGGATTGTTAAATGATGATCATCCCCAATATGTGCCGACAAATGGTACTAGAGGATTTACTTCTACTGTGTCAGGTGTTTATCCGGTAGAAGATTACCACCTTACCACAAAAGAATACGTAGATAGTGCTATTAGCGGTACTTGGAATCAGCTGTTAGAAATATTAGGACAAACCAAGTCAGGTAGAGAGAATCTCAATTTATGGGATACAGAAACTCAGGTTAATTTTGGCGCACCATTTGATAATAATGAGTACGTTTTAGTAATTGATTTAGAGAACACGGTTGATGATCCGTCTTCAGAATATTCTATTACTATTACTGAGAAATCACCTTTCGGTTTTACAGTTCATTATTCTGGAGAAATAGACTCTACTAATTATTATTTAAATTGGTACGCTACTTTATCTGGTGCTTCGCCATGTAGTAGTAATTATGGTACTTTGTCAGGAATTAGACATAGTTGGTTAAGAGGACTAGACGAAGATGATCATCCACAATATCATACTGATGATCGTGGTGACGCTAGATATTATACCAAACAAGAAATATTAAATATAATTAATCAGAATAAATTTGGTAGTGAGATATTAGGACAGGGGAATACTTATACTGATGTATTATTTGGATCTGCTTTTCCTAGTGATGATTATTCTTTAGTTCTTAGTTTAGAAAACTCTGTTGATGCGCCATCATCAGAGTATGCTCTTACTATTACTAATAAATATACAACAGGATTTAGAGTTCATTATTCTGGTGAAATTGATTCAAATAACTATTTGTTAAACTGGCACGCTACTATATCAGGCGGATTAGCTGGTGGTAATTATATAGCTAGTTTAATAGCTGACACTTCCCCAGAATTGGGCGGAGATTTAGAATTAGGTGATTATAATATTGTATTAAATACAACACCCAGTGGCATGGTTTTGCATGGATATACAGTAGGGTGGAGTGGTGATGTATCTACTATGCGAGTTGATTGGAATGACACTGGTGTAGGATGCCCATTACATATGAAATCAAACGGACATTGGGAACAATGTACTGCGGTGAGTGGTACGACCAGAATGCCTTGTTCGGCAATTGCTTTAGAAGAAGGAACTGGTAGTAAGAAAATTTTATGGAAAGGAATTATAAGAAAAGGTGCGTGGTCTTGGACAGCAGGTGATGTGATTTATGTTTCAACAGTTGATGGAGCTTTAGCTAGTGCTGCACCTAATTCAGGTGCATGGAAACAATCTATTGGTATTGCTATAGCTTCTGACACAATTAGATTTGAGCCAGGATTTGATCCTGGATATATAAATTCTTAAAGGAGGGACACAATAAGCCATGGCTAAGTTTACAAGCGGTGATTTACGACTTAAAGATGGTCAACAGGTAACTTTTGGCACTGGTTTAAATGCTGATATGTGGTGGGATGGGACCGCTAATGATTTACGTGTTAATAGCACTGTAAGTGGTGTAGATCCTACACAAAGTTACCATTTGACTACAAGACAGTATGTAGATGATGAAATTGCAACAGTTAGTGGCAATATTATAACAGATCACGGTGGCTTGACTGGTTTAGAGGATGATGATCATCTTCAATATATGCCAATTAATGCCAGCCGAGGTTTTACTAATACTGTTTCTGGAGTTTATCCTACACAGGATTATCATCTAACTACTAAGGCATATGTAGACACACTTAGTGGTACAGGTGAAATAACTACTGCATCCAATCTTGGGGGCGGTGAAGGTTTATATGCACAAAAAGTACTTGTTGATTTACAATTTAAATCTCTAGTAGGAGCTGGGAATATTGGATTAAGTTCTAATAGTACCACAGTAACTATTAGTGGTAATAAAGACCACGGTGATTTAGACGGATTGGGTGATGACGATCATACACAATATATTTTAGTGGATGGTACCAGAGCGTTTACTGGAACGGTAGGAGGTATTACTCCTACTGCTGATAATCACTTGACTACTAAGCAGTATGTAGATAATATAAGTCAAGGTTTAAGTTGGCAAGAACCGGTAATCGATATAGTACCTATTGCTTCTGGTATAGCTGTAGAGGGTAATAGATATATAGCACTTACTACTAGTGGTACATGGACAGCTAATTATATTATGGAGTACACTGGTACTTCTTGGAGCGGGGTCGAACCTGCTGAGGGTTATGCTGCATGGGTAGAAGAGCTTGATGGTTTGTATGTATATAATAACGATTATCCAGCTGGTAGTTGGGTACAATTTGGATCTACTACTACGCATAATAATTTATCAGGTTTGCAAGGTGGCACATCTAATGAGTACTATCATTTAACTTCTACTATGTATACTGATTTAACTAGTGCAGGTGGAGTTGGCAACGCAAGTTCAGAGCATATTCATGATGATAGATATTATACTGAATCAGAGGTTAATACTATTAGTGGAGCTTTAAGTTCTGAAATTGATTCTGATATAGCCGCTCATGCTGCTATTTCAAGTGCTCACCATGCTAGATATACTGATGAGGAAGCTCAGGATGCTGTAGGTAATATCATGAGTGGTGCTGGTAGTGTTACTGTTAATTACAATGACACAGCTAATACTATTACAGTTAGTGGTATTCCTGCGTCTGAAATTGATCACGGGTCATTGGCTGGTTTAGATGACGATGATCATACTCAGTATGTTCTTGTTGATGGTACTAGAGGTTTTACAGCTACTGTTTCTGGTGTAGATCCGACTCAAGGGTATCATTTAGCTACTAAGTCTTATGTTGATCAAGGCGGTATAGATAATCATGGACGACAAGCTGTTGCTAATGGAGCTTCTCAAGTATCTATTAGTTTCGCAGATTTGGGGCACACCAATTATACAATTAATGCTACATTGGAGAATATTACCGATTCACCCCCTTCAATTTATGCATTTATTGTAAGTGCAAGAGCTTCAACTGGTTTCACTGTTACTTTTATGGGCGATATGGATTCAGCTAATTACGTGTTGGATTGGAGTATTATCGAGGATTAACACCTTGGTTATAGGAGGGGTATTAAAATATCCCCTCCTATAACGGTCTAAAATAAGACGGAGGTTAATTACTATGGCAAGATTTAGTCAAAAAGATATATTTTTTAAAGATGACGACATGGCGGTATTTGGTACCAATAATGATAGTATGTTATATTGGGATGGGGACTCAGAAGAGTTGCGTATTTCAACTACTATTAGTGGTGTTAATCCAACAAAAGATGGTCATTTAACTACAAAATGGTATGTAGATGATCAAATAGCTGATGTCGTTGCAAGTGGTGTATATAATGCTTATTTTGATGCTTATGATTCATCGGGAGATACAGATGTAACATCTGGATGGACTGACATACCATTTGATACTGATAGAGAAAAAACATCTGATTTTACTCATGACACTGTATCGGCTCCCTCAGAAATTATTATAAATACAACTGGTACTTATGTAGTTGTAGCTAGAGTTACTATTTATCAATCAGCCGGTGATTCAAGAAGCGAAGCTTCGATGAGATTGACTTTAGACAGTGGTAGCGGTTATAATTATGTTAATGGTAGTTTAGCCCGTATGTATAGTAGGAGTAATTCTCAAGGGGCTTCTACCGCAGTTGTTATTTTACTGCTTGATTTAGAAAAAACAAATGGACTGAGAGTACAAGCTCAAAGAGAATCTGGCGGCGGCACTATAAAAACTTTAGCAGATGGTTCATCGTTAACTATTTTTCCTTTTACTGGTTTGAAAGGTGATACAGGTGATAAAGGTGATCCAGGGTCTGGTTCCACCATTTATGTTGAAGACAATGGAATAACCATAAGTGGTAGTCCTACAGAAATAATTAATTTTAAAGCTTGTGATATTGATGATACGGTTAGTGGTACCGCAACAATTCTTCCAAAGTTTGGTAGTTGGTACGGGTATACTTTGGATGATTCTCAAACAGATACAAGTAGTACGTCTTGGGTTCAGAAATCAAGATTTTCTGTAAGTGGTATACCAGCCGGTACTTATAGAGTGGCGTGGGGGTATGAATGGCAATATAGTAGTACTGGGCGTGATTTTCAAGGTAGAGTACAAGTAGATGATACCACTACTGTAAATGAACATTGTGAAGAACCACAAGACGCCAATACTGATCAATGGCACATAGCATCTAATTTTTATTATGTATATTTAAGTTCAGGTAATCATTATGTTGATATTGACTTTAGAGCTTCTAATAGCTCTGACACAGCTGGCATTAGAAGATCTCGAATAGAATTTTGGAGGTTATCATAATATGTATGAATATTCGTATACTAAATCCGACGTTTATTGTGGAATTCTTCATTCCGAAATATTAGCGGAACCAACATTAAGTGGTTTAGGTTATGTGCTTTTTACTAAACCAGATGATCTTAATATTATATTCAATTCGGAATTGTCATCACAAGAAGAAGCAACTTTATCTGGGATTATTGAAAATCATCCTACAAGTTTGCCAGGAGATGATCCTGATAGTATTGACACTGGAAATATTGATTCTGGTTATATACTTGTTTCTGATGGTGAAGGCGGTACTGATTGGTCAGAAATAGGATCAACTGCTAGAGGTGTGTCAGATGTTATTTATTTAACTTATGACGGGGTTAATGGTACTCAGTCTGGAGAAAAAGGATGTACATTAACTTCAAGTGGTAGTTGGACGATAACCAAACTAAATGCAGTATATTATTTAGATTCAAATCTTGGTGCACTAACAATAACAATTCCTGATGTAGATAGCGGTAATGTTAACAGTGAATTATTTTTTAGAAAGCCAGGTTTAATGACTGAAAGTAATTCAATAATATTACAAACTGAGTCTGGTCAAGATATTGGTCCATCTGATAGTTTTTATTTTGAAAAGCCAGGATCTTTTGCGACTTTAGTTGCAAATAATTTTGGTTCTGGTGGATTACCTAATTATAGATGGAGACAGGTAACCGATGATAAAGGTATAGTTAATTATATAGATGTTGCTGAATCTGGTGGTGATTATTCTGATTTACAACAGGCTATAGATTCTGCGGAAGATGGTAATGTAATAAATATTCATCCTGGTACTTATATAGGTAATTTTGTTGTTGATAAAGATATAATATTAAGAGGAGATAATACTACTAATTGTATTTTGACTTCTTATTCTGGAACAACGTTGACTTTAAATGGTACTGATAGTATCGCTTTAGATGAGTTGTCTGTAAGATCTCAACCTGTAGGTATACCAGGTTGTCATGCAATTAGATCAGTTAGTTCTGCAATTAATTATATTGACTCATGTCACGTATTTATGATGACTACCGCAACTTATGGTGATGCTATATATGTAGATGGTGGCGGAACTTTTAGAGTGTCTGGGTCAGCTTTGCAATATTTTAATATAGTAGCTGGTGGAGGTACTCATTCGTTAATAAATACTATAAATGGATCAATATCGTTTAGAGATTCGTCAACATCAGTTCATACATCTGCTAATTCTTATGATTATTATTTTACTATTTATAACAACGCTAATGATTCAGAAATAAAAGCATATACAAGTCAAGCTATAATGAATGCTACTAGTTCAGGTTTTGGTGGTATAATGACCTTTATGAGAAATAATGCGTCTTCAGGTATAATTTATTCTGCGCATAATCTTATAGAAGTAACTGGTCCAGGAAGTGTTGGTACCGGATATGCTTATTCTGCAACTGATGGTACAACTATAAGATCTACCGGAAACAGAGTTACTGTCAGTGATTTTGAAAATAATTATTTCGCTAACACATGGAATACCGGTACGCTAATAAGCCATTTTGATGACATTGATGCTGAAGATGGCGTTGTTGGTAACGGAACTTATAATTTTGTTAATTCACCATCTAATGGTAATATGCAAGTAAGTGGTGCATATAAAAGTATTTTTGATAGAAAATTGGTTGTTGCTCTTAGAGGCGGTGATTATGATAATATTTATGATGCTATTAATCAAGTTAAAACAACTGGAAGTGGTACTGATAAATATGCTATTGAAATTGAACCTGGTGAGTATACACTTAGTGGAACCGTAACTATTGACACTCCGTACTTAGTTACTATCGCTGGTTATAGTACAGACTCGGTTAGATTTAAACCTTTAAACAGTTCTGTAAATACTTTGTTTGATATACAGTATAATACAGCTTTACTTGATTTCGGTATTGATGCAACTAATGTTCCTTCTATGGAAACAGCTTCTGGTACTATTGGTATACAAGTGAATGACGATAGTTATGAAGAAATATATTTTGAAAACATAGATATTAGAGGTGTTAGATATGGTTTATATAGTGATATTGAATCTAATATCTATATGCGTGGATGTGATATTCGTAGATGCGGCACTGCTATTAGACTTGATGGTGATTATCTATTATTTGATGCTGATGCTTTATTTGTTGAGGATTGTTGGGATAAACATATTCATGTTTCTAATGGTGAAGCTTATTTTGCCGACGCCGAATTTTGTTCTACAAATACGCTGAGTGGTACTGCGCTATACGTAGAAGGTGATGGTACCCATGTAGAATTATTTGGTGGCACGAATATTTGGGGTGTTGAAAAAAATATAGTGGTTAAGGATTCAGCTGTTCTATTGATTGATAATAGCGTTATTGAAGATTCAGCTGTAAATCCTGGTATAGAACAAAAAGATACGTCTACTTTAAGGATTGTGAATTCTAGAGCTCCACTGAGTAATGATTCTTTAGATATCCAGGATCCAACTAATGTTTACATCAATGCTTATGATTCAGATGATAATTATACTACTATTGGAACTGGTGATGATGAAGACCAAATTATATTTACTGTTGAAACAGGTAAATTAACTAAGCCAAAATTAAGATACACTGCTGATTATTATGGATATAAAGGTTTAATTTATGAGAATCCCACTGATGGAGAAGAATCAATACTAGGTGTTGAAGCTGTTAATGAAAAAGCAGAATTAACTTGTATATCCAAAGGATCTAATGCTTGGAATTATGGTACTTATTTTAATCTTTATAGTGATCAAAATGGGTCATTAAGAGGGTGGGAAATAGGTAAGGGTACTGGGTCTACTCCACCAGTAACTTTTAAATATCAAGGGTCTTTGTTAGCGTTTCAATTAAATTATGATGGTACAGTTCAATTTAATTCAGGCGTTAATGTTAATAAAGTTCTTGATGAAGATACGATGAATTCAGATGATAGATATGCTCTGGCTACGCAACAATCCATTAAAGCTTATGTAGATAATACTACTTATTCACAGACAGATTTAGATAGTGGAACCTTAAATGATCTTTATTACACTGAAACAGAAGTGGATTCCATATCAGGGTCTATAACAAATCAAATGCTATATAAGGATGGATCAGTGCCCCTTACAAATGATTGGAACGCTGGTGATTACACAATAACCGCTGGTGGATTCAAAAAGGACAACGCCAATGTGGATTTGGCAGTATATGCTGATACTACTGGAATTTTAACTGGCGGTACTTTATCTATAAATGCTATCAATTCTTATATGTTGGATGTTATATCTGGTACTTCTATATATGTGGATATGTCAGATCCTGGTGATCCTGTGGTTGAGACATTGTCTTGGCCAACTCAAAGTATTAGTGGGTCTTTGAATGGTGATTTTTATAAGTGGATAGGAGTTTATAGAGTTTCATCAGGAGTTGGTGGATTAATTATAGATAATGATTTTAGTGCGTTAGAAAGAAGAAGCACAGCTGTTTTGGGTAAGTACTGGTCAACAATTTCTGGTTCAGATGAAATTACAAATATTGCTAATTATACTACAGCCGCGTATTGTGCAGCAAAAACATTAGAGGATTTTATTGATTCTTATGGCGCTGTTAACATAACTGGAAATAGATATTCTGTATCAACTATTACACCTATGACTTTAAGAAGAACTGCTGGTAAAGCATTTAGAAAAGGAGCAAATAGAACAAATCAGCCAACTAGTCCTAATATTTATGAATCTACAGCAGATAATTCAATTTCTTCATACTATTATCAAATTTCTAATAGTTATCGTTATACTGAAAAAAGTGAAATAGATCCTAACTATTATGATGTCGGTGGTGTATTAACACCTGTTCCTACAGGAAAATGGACTGTTCAGAGAATTTATTATTTTGCTGTATCTGATGTAACAGTTGTATTGTGGGGACAGCATTGTTATGATTCACTATCGTTAGCTTATGATGGTATTAGCTCTGATAATTTTGATTTACTTACTGGTTCTGTAGAAGGCGCAGTTTTAAGAGCCTATTTAATAGTAAAACGAGGGGCTACTGATCTCACTGATTTGGATCAAGCAATTGTTTATACTGCTTATGGCCGTGATGGTGTATTGCCTGGTTTATCAAACCACGGGGATCTTGGTGGATTAGCTAATGATGACCATATTCAATATCACAATGATTTTCGTGGAGATTCACGATATTATACGCAGACGCAAGTAGATTATTTGTTGACAACTTTGTCTGGTAATGTTACTATTAGTGGTAATTTAGATCATGGACTGTTAATGGGTTTACAAGATGACGATCATTTTCAGTACGTGCTTGTGTCTGGGACTAGACCTTTTACAGGTATAGTTGGTTATGACTCACATAAAACTTTTACGTCTACTACTGATATTGTTGATAAGAAATATGTGGATGATGCGTTGTCATCATTTAGTCCAGACCATGGTGATTTATCTGGTCTTGATGATGATGATCATAATCAGTATAGTTTGTCAAATGGAACCCGTGCTTATACTGGAAAAGTTTCTTATAGTTCTCATCCAACATTTACGAATACTACAGAATTAGTTGATAAGAAGTATGTGGATGATGAAATTTCTGGTTTAACAACTGACCATGGAGAATTAACAGGATTAGGTGATGATGATCATTCACAATACCACAATGATACAAGGGGTGATGCAAGATATTATACTCAGACTCAGGTTGATGCTTGGATTACAAATCATACAGCAGCTGGTAGTACAGATCATGATAATAGATACTACACGGAAACTGAAGTAGACAATTTGTTAACTTCCGTTTCTGGTGCTTTAGCTGACCAGATAGATGCTATTGAAACTGGTGATTTACCGGCATGTCAGATAAGAAGAACTACTGATTTTACTTTTCCAGGTAGTTGGGGAGATGTAACATTTGATACCACTGATTTTGAAAACGATACAGATGTGTTAGAACATGATGATAGTAATACTGAGCGTATAAATATAAAAGAAACAGGGTTATATTTCATTACCTATAAATTCCAAGTAATAAGAAGTAGCTCTAATTACAGTTACAGCCGGATATTGAAGAACGGGTCTACTGTACTTGATGGTAGTGAATCAGAAGTTAATACTTATACTAATGAAGAACATGAATTAACTGGTTCATTTATTATTTCATTACAACAAAATGATTATATAACTTTACAGGCATATGAAAATACTTCTGGAAGTACTACTGGAACAGATGATACTATTTTAACAATAATTTCTTTAAAAGGTTTACGAGGAGAGCAGGGTCCGGCAGGTCAAAATGGACAGCCAGGTGTTGGAGCTACTATTAATATATCACAAGACGGATCAATAGAAGCTTCATCGGTTTCTAACCTAAATTTTGAAGGTAATGTAACTGTTACAAGTGGTGTAAGTTATACAACTGTGACTGTCGGCGCGCCAAAAACAATCCAGTGCTATAGTACAAACACAACTAATGTAAATTCATCTACGCCAGTTGCGGTGGGTTGGAATCAAGAAGATTTAAAAGATGATGATTATTTTACTCACGATAATTCTACGAATAATTCACGCGTGTACGTAGACCAGAATGGTTGGTATGAAGTTTCATACAATTTGTATTATGACGGTGCCTCTGGGCGAAGTAATGTGAGAGGCAGAATAAGAAAAAATGGTTCTGATTATTTAGGTAGGGGTACATCCACTAATTATACAAGAAATACAACCGAGGATTCTGGAAGTATAGGGGCTGGACCATTTTTAATACAATTGAGTACTAATGATTATCTGGAATTAGTATGTGACCAGCAAGGGTCATCTACTACGTGTAGTATGGTTGCAAGTGATAATTATATAAGATTAACTTATTTTAGAAGTAGTTAATAGGAGGAATAAATAATGGCTATTCAAATGTCCTTAACTTTAGAAAATGGAGTAGTTTTATCAGATGCCTATTTGGTGGTGTGTAATATTAATTTTGAATATAAAGATGTAGCGTCTGTGAATGTAGTATTAAATGTTTATAAAGATAAAGATACTTATGATGCTGGTAAACCCGAAATTACTCAACTTAAACACAAATGTTCTGGTGGGTCTTTTACTACTTATTTTTCACAGGAGTATTTAAATAATTTAAATAAAAACCATGTCAGCTCAGCCTATGAATGGTTGTTATCGTTAGAACCATATTTTGATGCTGAGGAGGTGTAAAATGATAGTTAACGTTATTAATAACACTAATACTTTAGTTTCTATTGATGATTTAGGTGTAACAATAACTGCAAGTGGGATAGTGGATTTAGGATCAACCGATGGCATCAGTTTGTATGATTTGGCTGATAGTTCAGATTTGATAACAAAAATTTCAAATAGAACTTTAACAGTAAATGACGGATATAACGACCTATCTATATCAAATGCAGTTATTTACATCACTTCGTTTAAACATAATGGTCCAACTATGGAAGACGGAAGACCATTAGTTCGTGCTGATACAAGACCTTTAGGTACCCAAACGTATTTTACAATGGTTGGGGACTCAGTGGATGATGAAATAGGTAATGGTAAAGTTATGTTATGGGATTTTTCCAATAATGATGACATATATGATCCTAATACGGTAGAAAACGCACCAATTATTGAGGGTGGTTTTAAAGCTAAGAAAGTGGATATAATGTTTAATGAACCAGTCTATTTAAAAGATGGTACTTTATATTTTTTCGATGCGCCTTGGGGCAGTCATTGTTCAATGTATGTAACAGTACCCTCTGGAAATTACTATCCAAATCCCAATGGTTTGATTCCGGCCGCGATGTTAGGACTTTCAGGTAATGATATGTATGCTTATGCATCTAAGGATGTTTTTTATGCGTCTTTTGTTCGAAAGCAGCATATGTACACGAATTGTCCGATGGGTGATGAATTAAATGCTGAAGGTTCGCAGGTTGATCCTGTTCCAGCTGGTTGGTATGTTACTGGTTTAATTGTTACTCCGGAATCGGATAATGTTAGTAAGGGATATGGGTCTTTTGAAATGTATAGATCTACAACTTCTAAATTACCGGGGGCGTAATAATATGGCATGGGTAGTGGCATATTTTGAAAAGCAGGGACAACCTGCTGTTAATTTGAATCCATTGATTAGAATAAGACACGTGGATACAGGAACTATAGCGGCTGAAGATACTATGGAAGAAGTAGGCAGTGGTTTTTATAGATTTAATTTTTATACTTATGATATGACTAAAGATTACACTATGTTAGCTGATGGTGGCACGAGTCTAATACAAAAAGATAGATTTCTTGAAGGGGCTACCGGTGAATATGGGGATATTTCTAGTAATATTTATTTAATGTCGGATAATATTGATTGTAGGGTTTTGTTAATGAAAAAGATATTTGAAAATAAACTTGAATTGGAAAATGGAAGTCAGGATAATTGGATATTATATGATGACGATAATGTTACGCCATTATTAATTTATGATGCGAGTGATATAAATGGTGATGATATTTATCAAATTACTGGAATGACTTCTAAAAGATCTAAAGCTAAGGAAGGAACTTAAATTGAGTAGTATATCTGTATGGGGATGGGGGCATACCACAATTTCCACTTGGGGTTGGGGTACTCCTTATCATGAATATATTCCAATAATTTTAGCGGCTTTTATAGAAAGCCATGCCCATACGTGTGTTTTAACCAGAGATTATGTGGAGGTGTTAGTTCGTGAAACAGGTGAAGTTGTTTTAAGACTTCGTCCTAATCAAATTCCACAAAGAGGGTATGGAGAAGTATTAAGTAGAATGAATGAGGGTGATTTATTAGTTAGAGCCCGACCAGACCAGATTCCAGAAAGAGATTATGCGGAAGTAGTACAAAGATTAAAAGAGGGAGACGTTATATTGAGGGTACGTCCAGATCAAATACCAGTCAGAGAACGCGGAGATATAATTAGCCGAGTTGTAGATGAAGTTACAGCAAGGAGCAAGGGTTGGCCTTGGCAAGAGGAACCGTGTTTGGATGACCAGGAATAGAGGGGTAACTTATGGCTAGAAATCGAAAAATAGGCTTAAAAGCCAAGAAGCGATGGAAGCAGTCTATGACAAGGCTCATAGATGGTTTAGGCCGTCGTATTGTTATCTATTTGCCAGATAGACGGTCAGAATGTCCAAATTGTTATTATGATAAAGTGCATGATAAAAGTTCTGGTGTGTGCAAGGTGGATCCCTCTAGCCCTACTTATTTTACTTATGGACGATGCCCTGTTTGTAATGGTAAAGGTGTACTAACTACTTCTCGTAGAAAATGTATCCAAGGTATAGTTATTTGGAATCCTCAAGGTAATGCAACTAATAATTTAACTTTTAGTGCCGCTGGCATGGAAGGTGCTACCTCGGTAGAAGTAAAAACCGATGTTTGTTATTTAGATATAATAAAAACATCTAAATATGTTACAATTGATGGACTAAAATGTAAATTATCTAACCCGCCTATAATTAGAGGAATAGGTGGTAAATCTGTTTTGATAGTATCTTTTATCACAATGGACAAACCAAGGAAAGGCAGTGGTGAATATGTCAATTAAAAAAGAATTAATTAACCTTATAAAGGTAGATATTAAAAATGACATTGTATCACAACTTATGGATAGATTTGATAACGAAATAATAGTGTTAGAGGATGAGGACGATCCAATGCGCCCTTCTGTTTGTCGGGAGGAATTTAAATCTTTTTTGGAAGAAACTATTGAAAACAGTTTAATGGTTACTAAAGATCAAATAAAATTTGGTGTTGGTGATGAACGTAAGTTGGGGTTTACTGAAGAGTTAGACCCCGATACTACTGATTGTTTAAAAATAATAGGTACAATTTTACAAGGAATTAGTGGAAGATATGTTTTAGTTACTACGGAAATGGCTAGAGAAATGTTTCCTAGAGAACGTTATAGTCGTTTAGGAAGAACTGGTCAGGCATACCTAATGTCTAGAGAAGAATATAATCAAGGTATCGAATTACGGGGATGGATTGAAAAACCTGATTGGAGGTTTTCTGATTTTCCTGGTATACCTGATTTCTTTGAGCAAATTCAGTTAGACATGAATAAATATATAAAGAAATTAGGGGCGAGGTAATGAAAAGAGTACGCAAAGAAGATCTTAGTTTACATCATTACATAAAGAACTATGTATTAGATGATTTTGTGGAAACTGACTCAGCTGCTTTGGTTTATTTGGAAGATCAATCATCTGTGGGTTCGTATGTGTATGAAGCTCAGTCTTCAATGATACCAAGTCCTATAAGTTTAGGGCGTGGTTGGAGATATTTAGATAATCCATCTGATATAACTGAACAACAGAATTCAGTTGTTGTTTATGATGAATTTGGATCAGTTATTAGTGGGTCAAATTATCGTATTGATTACATTGATGGGCGTATAATATTTCCTAACCAGGGTATAACCCCTTCTAGTGTTACATATAGTTGGAATTATGTTTCAGTTGTAGATGAATGGTCTGCGGTTGAAAGTTCTGAAGTACCTATTGTAGTGGTTGATATATCAGGATTTATTAAAGAGGGATTTCAGTTGGGAGCTGGTAAAAGAGTTCCTAGACAAGTTAATTTACATGTGTTTGCAATAGATACAGCTGAAAGGGATGATATAATGGAAACGTTATATGACGGCTTGTATCTTAAAAGTTGTGCTAATCAGCAGTTTTCTAAAGGTACTATGCTTGATTGGGACGGTACTTTTAATAATGATTACGAATATTCTACAATTAGTGGATCTAGCTCTTTAAAATTTGAAGATGTGGAAGCCAGATCTATTTTTGTACCTTTAATGACTATCCCAAATAGAGAAATGATGATGTTAAG